AACATCCATTCGATTCTCACAAGGCCAGTAGCCGGTACTGCTATGCAGATTCTTTTTTTCCATCCTTTCCACAGGTCACTTTTAATACAAATATTTACAGGCTGATTTAATTTCTTCTTCTTTTTGATTGTTTTTTTCATAGCATCACCGGCTTTCCTTCCTTGAGCATTTTCAAGATTTTATCCTTTTCTTTGATAGATATTTTTTCAAGGACAACTTCCATATTTCCGTGTTCCCACCATTTACTCTGGATTATTTTCCACGGGCTCACTGCATAGATTGAATAAAGAGGATATCTCGGGTCAAAGTAAGTCCACGTTGTTTCATTACAGGGATTACAATGTGTCGGGTCCTGAATAAATCCGTGTGACCATCCGTAAGGCAGACTTATCCAACATTGACCGCCTGTTTTCATGATTCTCCACCATTCGTCCATTACTCCGAGAAATTTTTTAGGTGTGATATGCTCAACGAGATGACTTGCAAGAATAACACCGCAACAATCAGCCGGTAAAGGGTAGGGCACATCTTCGATATCATGCACAATATCGACACCCTCTACAGGCCGGATATCCATTCCTATGAAACCTTTTTGTTTATTACTGCCACAGCCAACATCTAATTTTATCCCGAGATTATTTTTTTTGAGAAGTTTTTGGATATTCTTTGTGGATTTATAAATCTGTTTCATTTGTCCTCCTTCTGGTCTTTGAAAAAATCTATAATTCGCCTAACCATTTCAGAAAAACAAATGCCCTGAGATTTAGCTTGACGAGAGATGAAATTAATATGTTGTTTAGATAAGGAGATTAATTTTTTAATCATGATTATAATATATCTACTAGATATACTTATGTCAAGATTTTATTTTTTTGTAGATATTAGGGATATTTGCCTTTGTTCTTTGGGAGTCCTGAGTTCTATTCCTTGCTTCGTAAGATATCCTTTAACTTTATTCTTATGCCATCCTAACTCTTCTCCTATATTTCTGAAAGACCTCTTTTTATTCAGATATTCATTTTTCACCCATTCAAAGTCAATCTTTCCATACATTACTTTATGACTTCTTGGCTTCTTAAATTTAGCTATTCTACGACAGTGAGCCAATACTTTATCTGATACAGTATATTTAAATTTAATTCCTTTTTGTTTTAAATATTCTCTTGTAATCTGTTCCTGTCTACTATGCTCTGTATTATCAGCACATAGTATTAAATTATCGGGGTGATTATCTAATCGATTTCCATTCTTGTGATGACATTGTTCTTCTCCCTCTAAAACTCTCCCTATTTTTTTCTCTAAAACTAATATATGATATCCAATATATCTTGCCTTTATTTTTCTTGGATAATTCTTTGGCTTTGAGACATAGATATATCCTTTTACAAGATATCCACTCTTTCCTAAATCCTTTAAATCTATATCTTCCGGTTTATACTCTGTCATAATATTCTCCTTTTTAAATACTATAACATATCCTTTTCTTTAGTCAATGGATTATTCGCCCACTAGAATAAACAAAAAAAAGGAGATATAGTTACATATCTCCTTTAAGTTTATCCATTTATCAACTATTAAGAAAATCTAAGCTGATAGGTGGCGTTCACATTCTGGTTTGAAGCCCACTGACTCGTGGTATAAGTAGTACCACTAAGAATAGTTCCTGTCGCACTTGTATTTATCAATGCGATATTCTGGATTGTACAAGTACTGCCCATTTGCGAGCCTGCAAACTGGCAAGTGCATTGGAGAGTCTTTGATGCAACCGCTGTATTAGCAGTTGACACCCTTGTTCCAGTTTCACCTTCTAGCGATGTGTCAGCGACACCCGGTGCTGTTCCTGTTCCTATCGCCATGAATGAAACTTGTTTAGAACCGGCTACGGCCCCTAACGCACCAACGATATAATCTTGGAAACCAAGATTGACTACGGTGTTTTCAATCCACCCTGAGTCGCCCATGATTTTCCCTGATTTTGCGTCAACGAGTTGCAGTTTTGCAAAACCTTTGACTTTGAGGGATTCTACACTCTTGCGTCCCATCAGATTAACCTCCTTTAACAGACGCTTAAAAGATTCACCATTTATAATATATCATATTACTGATATGTAATCAAGGGTTTAATGATTTCTTGACGTTGATAAAAATATCTTTGGTCGTAAAAACTTTCCCTGAGATAGTAAGTTCCAGACCTCCGATGTAATTACCGCCCTTCGGAAAATCTCCTGAGACTACTGTGTACTTGCAAGTTCCATCCGCTTCTGTAACTAAAACACAGGCTCCGTCAACAATATTTCTTCTTGAATTTGATTCCACCACCTGAAAATTTACTGTATATCCTGTCAGGTCAAATGCTGTTCCGTCTGACTGCTTTACAGTAAAATTAATATTATATCCATAATCATCTTCTCTTATTTCCATCATATCCTCCTATTCTGCAACTACTTCAATCGAGATATCTGTATTAAAAGTTTCTACATCAACATCCGTGTCTTGAAGCTCTGCAGTAACATCTCTGTCAAAAATATTTACTATTACATCCACATCATTAGCCATTTTATTCCCTCCATCCTTGCTCTCTTTCTTTCTTGTATCTTCGGGTAGCATGCTGACAACAAGTAACATCTAAAAATTCTTTCTTATACTTAAATTGTAGCATATCATCGCTTCTTTGTAAAAGTTCGCGTTGTTTTACTTCTGAAAATGTATCTTTTAAAGTTACGCTACCGTAATGAAAAATTTCTGTATCTGAGCAGTATTGAGTTTTCCACCATGAATATTCTAGTCTTGTAATCCAATCTCTTTCGTGACCATATAAAAGTTTTTTCTCGAAATATCCTATCTCATTGAAGCATTGACGTTTAACCAAACAGAAAGAAAGTTCTGAATATCTATATCCGGCTTCGGTGCAGAATTTTGTCTCGATGAGGCCTGTCCTTTTATCAAGGGTATAATTCCACATCTTATCAAGCCAGAATTTATCTCTTATAAGAATATCAGAATGAACAAGCGCTATCCAATCAGATGAACAAATACGAATGCCCTGATTAAATCCTTCGGCAACTCCTACGTTCTTTCTATTCAGGATTAAATGAGGGATATTATTCTTTAACCAATCAAGGCTTCCGTCTTTGGAGTTCTGGTCAACAACTATCAGGTTATAATCACCTTCTGTATTTTCCCAGATGCTTTGAATACAGGCTTCTATGTAGCCTTGATTATTGCAGTTCAATACTATAATGTCTATCGGGTCGAATAGTTTCATTTTTTCTTCTTGTGAGTACAAGCAGTACAAAAATCATCGTGATACTGCATATCTTTTCCTGTCTTCCCTTCTTTGTGACATTCCCAACCGTAACATCTTCCGTTACCCTTCAGCAAACACCAAGCCGGTGGTTCATATTCTGGTTTTTCTATCGGACTTATCATTTTATTCTTTACATTCCCTTAAACCGTGATAAAATTTGCACTTCTGGAATGCCTTGATTTTTAAAATGGCCATTTTAAATATTGAGCTTTAAGTAAGCTATCCTAAGGTCTTAAAGCCAGAAGCACAAATTATTTTATCTTTTGTAATATTCCAATACCGCAAGGATTCGTTTTTCCGAAAATTTCGATATACCCTGCGTATTCAGGTCTCCTTTTTATTTCTTCCCACTTTTTGAAAGGACCTACTCCATGACGAATAATATCGTGAAGGATGATTAGGCCACCTGCTCGAACAAACTTATTGTAATTATTTACATCTGACGAAACATAATCATAATCGTGTCTTCCATCGATAAATAAAACACTTGCTAATCTCCCGTCAAGCATATTGTCAACGACTGATACAGTCTCTAAATTTTTACTATCGCCAATAACAAAATTTACTCTTGGGTCTTCTCTAAATTGTTCCTGTACTATCGGCATAAATCCCCTGTCGTTCAGGTCAATGCTGATAAGTAAACTCTGGCTAATTGAAAGTATTTCCCGCCAGAACCTCAAAGTGCCGCCTCTGAATGTTCCTATCTCAATGATGACTCTAGGAGTTACCATCCTCAAAACTGCACTCAGCATATTGTATAATTCAAATTTATTTTGAGCAGGGCCGTATGCCTGTTGTCCGAATAATTCATCAAACCTTTCTTGTGGTATCATTTTACTGCTCCTTTATATCTTTTTAGTAACTCGCTATGAACATAAGAAAAAATAGATTTACATTCCATTAACAGAGGATATGCACCTCTTTTATGTCTTTTAACAAACAAGAAAGTATTCTGTGCATACCACCAGTAATCCCCGCAACATTTTTTAATAGTATCTCTTATATCACAGACAAAATATCCTTGCTTAATAAACTTATCTATCCAGTAATCTGGAAACTGCTCATTAATATGATGACGACCACCTTGTAACGGAATCGCAGCTCCGAATAAAACTAAATCACTTATCGTAGATAAATCTTCTACGAAAGAATCTGCCCGAGACTCCGATAAATGTTCTGCGGTTTCAAGGCAGATAGCCATATCATATTTTCTTTGGAGTCTCAAAGTATGCTCTAAATCGTGAGCAATAAACTCTTTTTCATTTATAAATAAACTCTCTTTCGGGACCCATTCACCGTCAATACCCAATAAATCTTGAATGCCGAGCTGTCCGATAACTGATAACCATTCGCCTCTGTTACATCCTATATCAATTATTGAATTCATCTGACAAGGAATACTAAAAATAAGATTAAATACCCTTTCCATTATTTCTTTTACACAGGCTATGTACTTCTCAGGCATTTTAGCAGTATAATTTTTGTCTTTATAATATTCGGCTGTTTCCATTATCTTTTCACCAACACCTTTATTCCACAATGTCCGTCAACGCAGTCAAACGCACAATGGATTCTAAATTTTGATTTCTTTATATCCCAAACTGAGCCATATTCACTTCTGTTCTCTTTAGGAATCATTAAGTCCTCAATAGCCGTCCTGACATTTGTGTTTCGCGTTGCATCGTGCCAGACTACTACCGCATCATCAGCTAATAAATGTTCGTAGTTAAGAAAATCAAATTTAGCTGAATCGTATGAGTGCTCACCGTCAATATATAATAAATCTATTTTATTACCTTTAAGAATTTGAGTAGTGCGGTAGACCGTATCTATATCTCTGCTGTCAGCGATAAGGAAATTCATCCTTTTATCAGCCCTGTATCTCTCAACCACCTTTTCTACTTCTGCGTATAAGCCTTGACTGGCATCATTTAAATTTATATCAATACCTATGAAAATTCCTTTAGTTGTTAAGAATGGAGGCCAGAATAGCGTTGAACCACCTGTTGCTACTCCTATTTCGACCACAGTATTAAGCGAGGGTTTATAACCATAAAGCCAACACAAGAATAATTTATGTTCTTGAGGACAACCACCTATTAATTTTTCAAACTCTCTGCTTCTTCTCATTTAAGCCTCCAATGGATTCCATTCTTCTGATTCAAGCTCATAAGCCGGTTCAAAATCTGTAAACTCTGACTCATCAATTAACGGCGGTCTTGGGTCGTCATCTTTAACAGACCAATCAGGACTACATCCGGCAATAATAATTAATAATATAACAAGAAATGTTTTTAAGGCAGTAACCATACATCCGTCATCATAGTCTCTTTCTTCTCTCATATTATTCCTCCGCTCTGTCACCTTCAAAGCCGATAATATTCCAGTAATATTCACCATCCCAATTCTTAGTAACCAAAACATACTTTTTAACGTCTTTAAGCAAAGCTATAAAATAAGCTGTAAATGGAATTCTAAAATATACTTTTATTTTCCAACACTTCATATTACTACTGCTCCCTGAATGAATTGTTCGTGGAATTGAGTCCAACTCAGCCGAGCAAATCCGTGTGTTCCCCAATTCACACCCCAACTGTTCTGGATATAGACTCCGAAATCATCATACCCACAGAGCAACACAGCGTGACCACCTAATATTTTTTGTTCTCCGTAATCTGATATCTTTCCTGTCTTTCGTTCTACCTTATTCCATTCATCTGTTATTTCAAATCCGGCAAGACAAACTCCGTGTCGATGCAAGGCAAACATTACGCTTCGTCTGGTATTTTTAACTGACTCATATCTTCCTTGCTCAATCAACTTTAATTTCATAGCGCCTCTGACAGCTGATTTGAGAGTAGTTCCTTTTCTCGGGATAAAATCAAATTCTTTCGCTGCAAGATAGATTGAATCACCGTCTACTTGTTTTGGATAATGTAATTTTTTCCAGTTATTATATTCAATATATCCCGCCATAGCGTAACCGGCACAATGGGGAGTAGGGCCTTGATTACTTGTTATCAAAAGCATATCTCTGCTGTCAATCTTTCTAGGAGCGTGAAACTTTTTATTAGTCTGTAACATTACGTCTGCTTCGCCCGCATCGAAAGCTAGATATCCGGCTCTGAATTTTGTTTTCTTATATTTCTTTAGAAAATCAAGCATCTTTTAGCTCCTTTGAGTCATAGATGATACGACAAAGAATATCTCGTAAATCATCAGGAGTAATTGTCGGCTTTCCGAGTCTTGTTTTAAGTCTCATATTGATTTTATTTTTGAACAGCTCAAAGCCATGATAAATAAGCTCTGAACAGCTGACTGATTTATCATCAGTAAAATTAAAACTAAAATCATAAGGGTCATTCAGTCTAGTTTTAATTCTGTAAGTAACATCACAAATCTCTTGTGTAGTAAGCGCAGGCCTGAGTACAAGTATTTCATCACATCTCAGGAACGTAAATATATCTTCTGCTTTAACTCCATCGAAAACAGCATGAATTACTGTCTGAGGACATTCCATCGTGAACCCTGCATAATAGCCAACGTGAGTATAATCACCACCCATAAAAAATCCGGTAACATAATGTTTATAATTCCTGAGTAAAATATCTCCTTCTTTAATCTTTGACAGGATAGCTCGATAGTCTGGTCCTTTAACCTTATATGCTGTACCACCGAAAGTAAGCCATAATGGGAATGGAAATAATTGAACACTTGAAAACCATCTGATAAACTTCTCTTTAAAATTCATATTATCACCTCAATCGTAATCAGGTAACTTTTTACCCGGCCATTTCTTCTCGAAATATTCTTTATCTTGCTTCAAGACTTCTTTTCTTCTGTGACCTTCTGAGCCTAATGTTACAGTTGAACCCCACATATGAGTAGACAAAGCTTCATATTCACGGTAATGCCCGAAATTTTCGGCATCTGCTCTATCCATAAAGTCTGTATCATCCCAGAACATTTTATATCCTTCATCAAATGTTCCTATTTTTTCAAATACTGAGCCTCTTATTATCGTACAGGCTATTCCCCAAAGCGCTGTCTTGAAAAAATTCCGGTAATTATGAATCTTCCCGTGAACAAATCCAATAGGAGGGAATTTATTTAAAGATGATAGCATCTTGTCAATCGAGCCTCTGTTGATAAAAAATAAATCACTATCCATATAAAGTACATCAGGATATTTTTTGTATTCTTCGTGAATAGCATTAAGAACAAGATTACGGCCTCCCGCTATGCCTCTGTTTTCAGTAACAGTTATTAATCTGTCCTCTCCCTTTTTTCCGTACTTTTTGAGCTCTTCTGAAGTTCCATCGGTTGAGCCATTGTCTACAGCCCAGACTCTTAAAGGTATATCAGTAGATTTTCTTAAAAAAAAGAAGAACGGTGCTACAAATTCCCTGTTATTTCTAAACAATACAGATACGTCTAGTCGTTCAATAGACATTTTTCACTCCCGCGGTTAACATTAATTCTATTTCTTCCTGAATGTTTTTAGGAGTATGCTTGTATATCTCCCAGAATCTATCGTCAATATTTTTTCCTATCTGCTTAAAATATCCTTTATGTTTTCCATCATCCTTAAAAAGTATCTCCCATCTGCCCTTACATCTCGAATGACCTAAATGCAGTCCGTGATATTCAAAGAAGCTATGGTCCGGCATTTTAAGGCCTGCTTCTTTAATCAAATGCCAGAGGGCATGCTGATTATCCATTTTCTTTAACTTATCATTATAAAATTCAGGAAAGCGTTCTTTATTAAATTCCTCTTCTTTGAATCTATAATCGTAATGAGTCATCATCACTCTCATAGCCTCTAAATATTCTTTTGTTTTAAAGAAATGCAGTCCTGTCATCCGGTGACCTCTTTGGTCAGGAGGGTCTATCTTGTCAGTATTGGAATAACAAGTATTATAATTTTTCAAAACATCTAAATGCTGTTCGAGCAACGATACATTTTCTTTAACAAGCCATATATCAATATCTCCAACATAAATATAATCAAAAAGGTCAAACTCTTTTGGATAATTGCACCAACGCAAAGTCTTTAGCATATCTGGATTATCTGAATACCATTTAAAGCTATTTTCGACAACGTGATAGTCTCCGTTGAAATGTCGAAGCAAATACTTAACATCTTCAGAGAGTTTGCCTTTATGTGACACCAGACAGCTGTATTGAGGGTATGCTCGGTCTAAGAAGTGAAAGAAATATGGAATATAGGACTCATAGAGTTCGTTCGTTACCATGTAAATACAGAGCTTTTTATTCATAACTTAAAGTCCGGCATCTTTTATTATTAGCGGTTTCACTTTCTTATCACTCATACAAACTCTATTATAAGTATTGGGTTCTATTACAGGCGGTGATACATATTTTTTAGGGTAGAAGGTTGTCTTTTCACAATGATTACAAATTACAATTCCATCTTTATTTTTTAAAACAATATGGCAAGCAAAACCATCGCAATTAAGACACATACTAATATGGAAATAATCAATATCTTTTAGTTCAAACTTTTTCATTTCCGTTTATCCTGTCGAGAGCTAATACAATCATATCGTCTTTGCCGTCTCGCTGAATCATATGGTGGTCAATTCCCCAGAGGTGCATTTTAATATCCCTGAAAATTCTGGCTACTGGAATAGAAATTATTATTATGCCGTCCGGCTTGCAGACTCGTTCCAGTTCCATCATTCCTTTACCCATACTTGGAATATGCTCCAAGACTTCACCGCACATTACCGTGTCAAATGAATCATCTGGAAAAGGAAGTTTATTAACGTCACCATAGACAGCATTAAGGCCTTTCTTTTTCATTCTGTTAAGCCGTATTTTTGATATCTCGACTCCTGTTACTTCATAGCCTCTTTTCTGCAAGACTTCAATACAATATCCGTCACCGGCTCCTACTTCTAAAACTGTTTTACCTTTTGAAAGCGACATCATACATTGAATTCTGTTCCATTGGCATTCTTCTGATTTGTAATGAGCTTCGTCAAGGCTTAAATCAACAGCAAATTTTTCGTTAACATCCTTAGAATCAATCAGGTTCTCTTCCTTCTTCGCAATCTTCGGCATAACTCTCATCTTGCTTATTGCACTAAATACCATTTCAGGAGTAATCGCATCCATACATTTAATCGGGAAGCCGTATTTCTGGGGACATTCTCTCCACCAGATTCCTTCTGACCACCATTTACCTTTACAATGAAACGGTGTTTCGATATTAATATTCGTATCATATCCAAAATAATGTACGGGAGTGGGGCCGAACAATACAATACTTCTTGTTCTAACTGCCCGCGCTAAATGTACCAGACCACCTTCCGTATCAATATGAAAACAGGCTTTAGATAAAATTGCTGCAGACTGCTTGATAGTAGCTCTTCCGGTAAGGTCAACTACTCCTTCAATAACTGTTTCACAGTTAGAACCCAACTGAATTACTTTATAATTAAGCCCTTTCAGATATGTAACAACGGCTTTCCATTTATCCTCAAACCAACATTTCGTTTGACGACCTGTATCTGAGCCATTGTGAATTGTTACATAATCAGTTCCTTCGAGAAGCGTTGAAAGAGTAAAATCATCCGGCATAAGAGCAATCGAAAGGTCGTCATCTGTACCCTCAACGTCAGCTGTCATCCGGCCTAAATGTCTTTCGCCAAAATTAATTGACTGAGATAATTCATAATTTTTATCAGGAAATGTTCTGTAAAACTTTTCATATGGAAGGAATAATTTATCTGTTATTTCTTTTTCTTTCTCGAATCTTCTGATATCTTGGTAAAAAACTTTTGTCATATATCTGTTGTCGTAAACAATATCGTAGCCCGCTGCTATTACTTTATTTGTCAGGTCCGGCCAGTAAGCGTTCTTCGCCTGAATGATTTTATCAACGGCAACATTGCCAATAACAGCATCGTAAGCTAGTTTATCCCTGAGGTATACGGTTATTTCAGAATTAGGCCATTTCCTTTTTACTGCAGTAGCGAGCATAGCCAAAACAAGCGCATCTCCAACACCGCCTATTCGGATAATAGCTATTCTTATATCATCGGGATTAGTTTTACTTTGAAGATGAAACTCTTCTCTTTTTTGTTTCGGTGGAATCATCAGGCCTTTGTCATCGAGCAGAATTGCTTCTTTGGTTTGCTTTACTAAACGATGGGCTACTTGGTCAGATACAATATAATCTCTGTTGGCTTCGTAAGTTTTCCCTGCGCTACTTAATTCCCCTCTTTTTCTAATCAGACGTATTTTAGGCATTTGCTGACTCCGTTTGCGAATATAAGCAGGGAGCCGAAACTCCCTGCCTAAATATTCATTGTTTTACATTCTATTTAAGTAGAATGTTTAACAGCATAAGCTTCAACAACAGCGTCTTCTTCTTCAAGCTTGAAGTCGACTCGCATTGTCATTGTAACTTCTACGATTCTCTTTCTTGGAACACGGTCAAATTCATAAGTGATATCACGATGGACACCCCAAACGATGTTTGACGGTTTAATCAGGAATGCATAAGAGCCGTTAGAAGCCGGCGAAGCACTACCGATATTATAAGTAGAGATAGCCGGTACTTTAACAACTGGAATACCCTGAAAATAAGGGTCTCTGTTTTCAAGCAGATACCTTACAAACGCTTGGTCTACGTTCTTGTCAGCAAGAGCCTTGACATAATCAAGTTTTGCTTTCGGTGATACGTAGAATCTCCAAGCAGATTCTTTCTTGAGATATTTTTCAGGAAGAATCTTCAGCATATCAAACAGGATATCGTCATCCATTGTCTGAGAAGCAGCGTCCTCAGAATGGCTTGTAATCTGTTTGATAAGACCATCAAGAATTTCAAGATAGTCACTTGTTTCACCCGCCGTGTCACCCTGAATGAGAAGTTTTTCAAGCTCGAAAGCCACTTCTTCATTCGTCATATCAAGAATAGTATCGAAAAGATTTTTGCCTTCAATACTATCTTCGAGTGCATCATAACCGAGGTCAATCGCTACAATGATTTCCTGTGCATCAAGAGTAACTTTTGAAGTTGTTGGTTTTGATGTAGCCGATGGTATAGTTCCAACCACATTAGGTTTCTGAAGTATATCAGAACCCCAAGCAATTTTATCAATCTGTCTTTTATTTGCAATCATAGGAACTTTACGAACTTCCTTTAAAATAACAGATTCTGAAATAACGCCCTGAACAAACCTTGCAGCTTGGTCAGGTGCTAACAATCCACCCGTAGAAAGGTCACTTGTGGTAAACGCTTTCTCAAGTATTTCATCGATTGATAATCTCTTTGGCATTTAAATTACCTCCGTTCTTCTGTTTGTTTTTATTCTACCAGAAGAAAGGCAGTGTTACCCGCACCTTCTTTGTTCAAATACTATGCTTCTTGTTGCTTGTTGCTTAGTCTTTCTTTTCGTTACGAGGATGTTTTTCTCTTAAAACATTAGCAAAAACATCTTCTGTCTTGTCTTTCGTGCCTTCTGCGGAATCAAGTGATTTCTTGAGACCGAATTTCTCGGCTACTTTATCAAGAATCTCAGACTGAGATTTGATTGTTGCTTCAACGCCGACCATTCTTGCTTCAGCGTCATCAGTTACTTTTTTGTCGATAACTTCTGCATCAGCTTTAGCTTTGTCTGTAACAACCTTTTCTTCGGCTGTCTTTTTATCAGCTATAACTTTTGCATCTGCATCGGCTTTTTCTTTAGCGGCTGTTTCATCAGCTGCTTTCTTTACTTCGTCTTCCGTCAGCATAATACCTTTGTCATGCAGAAGAGTTTCAACACTCTCTTGCTTTTTGGTAAGTGCATCTACGGAAGCAACAATAGAGTCGAGTTTTTCCATAATTTCTTTCGTATCCATCAACTCTGCCTCCTTTTTGAGTTTATCGGTGTAACGGTCTTCTGCTTCGAGAATAATATCACTAAGCAGAGAAACAACTTCTTTCAATTTCGTTAAACGTCCTGAGGAAATGATTCTTCCTACCTTTTCTAAATCCACACGGGATTTTTCAAGTTTCATTTTTGGAGAATTCTCTTTAATAAACTTCTGGAATTCTTCAATAACTTTTTTTATTGCTCTTTCGGGCTCTGCAAGATAGTCATTCCCTGTTACGAGAAAAACCAGATTACTTTTAAAATAGACAAATGCTTCTGATATAATTGAATAATACAAGCCTTGCTTAAATGATTCAACTATATCTTTGGTGGTGAACCTTCCGTCATCATCTACTTTAGCGCCATCGTTTCTCTTTTCAGAATTATACAGCTTAACAAGAACATCAATTACGATTCTTTCAAAACTTTTAAACTCTTTTTTCATTACAGTATCAAAGTTCTCTGAATCATATAGCATCGAAGTTAAAAGTAAATCCTGCAGAACATCAACTGCTGTTTCTGTACTACGATTAATAAAAATCCAATCAAAGCTAGCTTTGTATTTCTCGATAACTTTGATTACTATATCAGGAAAAATCATATCCATCTTTCCGTAATACTCTTTACAGTGAGTAAGGATTTTTTCCTTTTGCTCTTTACTTACGGAAACGTTACTCTCCGTGCCAATAATTGATTTAACCACATTGAAAACAGCTCTTGGTATTACCATAAGCTCTTCACCAACGATATCAGCGTACTGGAATTTATACGCGGTTAAATCATCTACATCATCGCCATCAAATAACATAAAAGCCTGACTGAATTTCTCCATGTCATCTCCGGCCCATTCTGTTACTCTTCTTCTGGCTTTAGATGCTTCCCATATTTCTTCCTTCCCTGCTACGGGCAAATATGTCTTTTTCATATTAAAATTCCTATATAGGTATTTTTCTACATCTTGATTTTCCCAAGTTTGACCGTCTGACCTTTCTTCACGACCTATTGCTACTTGGAGATGTTTTATATTTTCAAAAAACTCTCTGCCATATTCAGCTTCAATTATTACATATTTTTCGCCTTTATGGCTAAAAAAATCTACAACTAATCCGGTAACTCCATAACTTGTTCGGACTTTATCTCCTTCAACCCATTTACGAGCTTTATTAAAACCTGCTCTGACTAAGTCTACTTGTTTCATCCTAGCAAGAGTACCGCCGGCCTTGAGAGGACTGCTTTTTTTCCCATTCTTCCTAGCGATATGATGTTTAAGGCTTTCGGATGAAATTACTTTAATTCCACCATACTGTTTAAAACCTTTTAAAGCATTTTGACTGCTTTTAATCTTAGCCGAGCTTGAGCTATCAATTGACGCATGACCCCAAGAATTAGTAGTCCATTTAGCACCTTTGACATTTGCTGATTGCGTTGCTAATGCTTTTGAATATTTACCGGCTTCGCTTGCCTCGTAATTAGTACCCCATTTTTTAGAATGATGTTTGCCGAGTTTTTCCATTCCCTTAGAGGCAGTATAAAAAGCGTCAGCTTTATTCTTTTGTCTTGCGTTTCTTACTTTTTCTGATACATTGCCTTTGCCTGAGCTCTTTCTACCTACCCAAGTCATTTCATAGTTTGTATCAGAATAAGTGGTAAATGCTAATGCTGAACTAAACGGAGAATCATCTCCGGTAATATATTCTGGTTGATTTTTTCCTGAATGGTCTCTGCCTGCGGGACCCTGTACAGAGGGTACTGCTTTATCAATCGTCCTGACTTCACCTTCAATTACTTCTTTTCCGATATATCCTTTAGCCTCTTGAACATCACTCTCTGAAACCCTTAAAACTTCAGCGCCATGATGGAATATAAAACTATCTTCAACATCCTCATTGCCTGCGCCTGCGCCACCGCCTCCTCCTCCACCACCGCCGCCACCGCCAAACTTTCCATCTTCGGCGTGGTAAGGATTAAATTTAAGAAGGTTTTCTCCGACATTCTGTCCAAAATACGCTGATAGCTCATCAAAATACCATAACCAATGATGACCTTTAGCATTTACATACTCACCAACGACAGCCGGAACTTTATTAACCATTATTATCTCAACTACTTTGATAACAGTTAAATTAGGAGCAACTGCGAACTCTCCCTTTTTCCACTTTTTATTAGCCTTTTCAATTTCTGGATTAAGTCTTTTGAAAAGCAATATTTCTGCATCCGGTACAGCAGGTCGGTCAACAATAGCTATTCTGTCTACTCTATCTGCGTGTAGACGAAATTTAGCTTTAGGGGACATTACTCACCTCCGATGTTTTCTCGTTTGCCTGCTATTCTGACGGAAAACGCTTTGTATTTTCCTGTCAAAACTTTTTGCCATACTTCTTCGTCTCTAATTTTGATAGCTCCGAACCAAGTACCTTTTGTAAGCTTTTTACCATAATAGTTCAAACCTTCATCCCAAGCAATAGCTGATTCTATTATGTCAGCATCCGTAGTTTCTTTTTTATGCATCTCGTCAATGTCACGGTATTCTATTAAAAATCCGTGAGCAACTTTCTCTATATCATCTGCAGAAATTACGTCACCATCGTGGTCAGCTTTCTCTGGAACAAGAAAGACTCCGTAAACAATATGCTTACTTTTATCAAACTTAACTATTCGAACCTCTTCTGGTTCATCCTCTTCCTGAATAATACCCGTTGTGAATTTTTCGATATCTTCAGTAAGGATAAACGATTCAGAATTAGGAAAATAAACATCAGAAGAAACAGAGTCAGATGTTACACCTAAAAGTTTTTGAAATTCCGGTAACTGGTCTACTTCTATTTCTTGGTAAGCAACGATTTTGGCTTGATGTTTAGATATCCACTCGCTTATATCATTGATAGACCAATCTTTGTTTTTAGCAAAGATGTAGGTTATCATTCTTTTCTCTTCAAGACAATAAAGCGCTTTGATACCTTTTTCGGCATCAATAACTATTGTCCTGATTTTATGATTGGTATGTTTGCCTTCTTCGCCTATTACGGGGATTCTGATATTTTTATCATTCTCTTCGGGCATTATTAACCTCTCTTGTTATTTATTCTACCATATTATATCATAAGTTCAAAGTAATTTTATAATCAATCCTTTTCCTTCTTCTTAAACTCTTTCAGAAACTTCTTAAAATCTTTGTCATCTCAACTCAATGTCTTCTCCGGCCCACGGTGTTTGCGGGGTAGTCCAACCTTCAATAATAGCTTCTTCATCGCATCTGCAATTAACAACTTCATGTGACGGTGCATTAGAGTCAAACGGATGCATCATCGGAGTGCCGGCTACGTCAAACGGCTCATCAATCTTAACTACCTGACCGTTTGCATAATCATGGCTCATTCTTGTTCTCTGGTCTACCAGAGCAAGCCACATCTTGTATTCTATTCCATTCTTTTTATAGGTTTTGTGTTGAGCCATTACTTGTGCTGTGCCTGTTTCTGTTCGGGCAATTGTCATAGCTCTGCTTTTATAAGTTTCTTCAAACAATCCTTTGATTCGTTTCCTGACAGAATATGGAGAGATTCCTTCTTCCATATAGCTCGTATAAAGCACTTGCCGAAAATCTTTCAAAGTCTTTTCTGTTATCAGGCCGGTAATCATTTTGCCTCTTTGAGCTAACTCAGATTTCATTGCAGGGTCCTTCAAATGAAAAGCCAAAGAAACGCCGATTTGATTTAAAGCCTCTTGACCGCCCATCTCAGCCGCTTTCGGATACCATTTTTCAGCTACTGCTTCCATCCTCTCAGGCTTTACGTTTTTATCCCATCCTTTGATATATTTATCCAAAGTTGCACGCTGAGAGTCGTTCATAGCTTTCTCGATGTCTATATCATGAAACCCAAACTTCTTCTGGTACAGGTCGCTGTAGTGTCTTCGGGAGTAATTTTCGAGCTTCTTTAAAGTTCCTTCGCTTCCGAGCCATCGAAGCAGGGCTTTTTTCTGTCTCTGGAATTCTTTATAAACATCTTTACTAAAGCCTTTAAGGACTTTAGTTTTAGCAACAGAATCCCTTTTAGGCAATTCAACGTTAGCCAGTACACGCTTTCGGTACTTTCTCACATTATCTTTGCCCTGCTGTGCTATCTTATTTGTCAGAGGATTAGTCTTTGTCTGTATTTTTATCATCGTCTTTTTTTGGTTCTTTTGGTTCTTTTTCTTTCCCTTCATCATCTCGGTCTTCTTCAATCTCTGATGTACCTACTGGTACTAATCCACCCTTGATATAGTAAACATCTCCACCGAGATAAGGGTCTAGTTTTAAATACATCTTGCGTATTTCGTTTGGAGATAACGCACCCATATTGAAATATTTATCAGCTATCTCGGAATTCTTCTTGTCATCCTCAATGTTGATATCTTTGAAAACAAAAGTCCACCCTTCAATCTCCAATCCCTGAACGATTAATATATTGTTTATGAACCACGCTATTTCTTCCTGTTTAGGATTGACAACAGAATCTAAATATATCCTGTCCGTTGCTTCGGCAACATTTCCTCCTAGTTGACCTTGCTCAACTATTGCGACTCTATAAGGCGGTACTTTGTGGGCAGTCAGAACATCCTCGCGGTTATCTTTCCGGTACATTCTAAATGATGCCTCATGAGTATCAACGTTAAGTTTCTGGAATACTACCTCTGCTCCTTTAGGTGTTGAAAGGGTAAGAGTTTTATGATTGCTGCCTTTAAGTTCTGTCTCGAAAAATTTCGTAATCTCTTCGTTAACTGCAGGCGTAAGTGTAGCTCCTTTTACAAATATTGCGTAGGCCGGCACTCCGAAGTTCACAAAAAAATCAATATTATATTCCATTCCTTTCATCGTTCCGAACATTGAGTATAATGCCGGAAGCCATTCAGGAACACCGTAGAGGCTTGACAGCCAACTATATTGCCTAAAAGATATTATTTCATTGGCTATGTCTTCAGGTTTGGCGACAGCTTTTACAAAATTTCCTGTCTTGCTGTTAAGGATTCTGTCGTCTCCGAATAATTTAAAGTAAACATATTTACCGTTTACCCTTTGAACCATCCGCTCTTTGTCATTCATCCACCGCATAGTAACTGCGTTGACGTGAAAAAGTCCGTTAATCTTGTCCTCAACGTCACGGCTTACTTCCATATATCCGTTACCGCAACCGTCATAATCGAGATAGATTTTTTTCAGGACCATAGTAATATTTTCCTTAGGATTTACCATGCCAAAAAACTTCATCAACTGATTATAACTTTCATCCCTATCTCTGTCCTTCATCACCTCTTCATCGTCGTGAAGGAAATCATAGCCCACTCCGACAACATCTTGCTTCTTTGTGTGAATACAGGATGAATGAGTGGTATTAATATTCATCCAAGACATCAACTGCTGTAAGCCGTAAGGCGGTTCTACTATTTGAGGTTTCCAGTCAGCCATTGTGCCGTCAATCTGCGTAGACATTGGTTTGACTACTTCATATTCTTTCATCTGTTGCATTGTCACAATGTGGCCTTTTCCGGTAATCAAACACTCGACCTCATTGCTTTTTCCAGTTCTTTTACCTACTCTTTTTCCCATTTTTTCACCTCGTTTTAAAGTATTCCTACACTCATAGTACCATAATAATCGCTATTTGTAACTATTCCATGAACAACTCCGCAAACAGCATCCGCAACGTCTTTGCTGCCTTTAGGCGGATGGTCTATTTTCTTTCCCTGTATATCTTCCAAGTGCATGCACTCTTTTAGGAAAACTTCTGATGCTGATAAATCATTATTGAGCTCTTTCAGTCTCATTTCTAAATTCGAGCCTTGCGGTGAAGAACAATAATAATCTAGCCGGTTCTCGTTTATAGATTCTTTTAAATCCGAAAAAGGAATTATAGTTCTGTCAACTGATTGTAGCTCACAACGATATCCTTTTTTCTCCAAAATCTGTATTGAATCCGAACTCTGGAATCCATCAAACGTTATCAGCTGAATGTTAAATCCCATCTTCGAGAAAGCATAAATATATTCTCTCACTCCGGCTATCTGGATAGGATAATCTTTTGAGCCTCTAAGCCGCATCATCAGGTCAATATAAATCTTAATACCGCCTTCAGCGTTTAATCCGGCAAAATGCCCTAACGCCAGACCGCAAGCATCACCGGTAAGCGCAAGGTCGATATGAACCGCGTGAAACCCAAACTCATCAATCGGTTTGAACCATTCTTTGAAAGTACCATTAGCATTCACAGGGTCTTCGATTCTTTCTTTGTTAACATTCTCGATTAATATTCTTGGATATTCAAAGAAAGCGTTTATCGTCTCGCTTGGCCTTGCTCCGAAATCCCGATAGGCTTTAGTAACGTTTGCCCGAAATGCCTTGAAGAGAAAAGGTACGTGTGGAATCTTATCAACATCTTTCATATCCTCAGGCATACTTTCAAGCAAGCGCCTGTTTATTCTATCAACGTAGAAAAAATCTCCTGACCAATCGTAGTACATTGAATCCCAGAGGTTACGTCTTCGTGATAATATATGCGAAGCGCCAAGCTCCCCTTCAATAACCTTCTTTTCTAGGAAGTCCGACTCATACATAGGACTTCCCGCCATGACGAGTGCTCCCTTGTTACCGAACCGTGAGCCGATACGTCTGGATAATGTGTGATAGATATCTTCGGCTTGGTCTTTGTTGTCCGTTGACCGATATCCTCCGGCCTCATCCATTATGCCGATTAAAATATTATATCCGACTGCAGTTCTCCAACTCGAGCTACCGGGAATTATAAAAGTATTGTTTTTGAATCTGAGCTCTGATAAACAATTCGGGTCTGGGCATCTTGCGTCTTCTCTTTTCCAAGTACGTTCCTGAAACCACTCGCAGTCGGCAATTTTTGCCGCTATCTCGGAAAATATTACCTTCTTTGCGTTCTTTTCAGATATGCTCATATTCATAATGGCTATCTTGGAAGATTTATCTATCCCGAAATACTTTTGAGGCTCTTTCATGCATAACAATAAATGTTCAAAGAATGTAGCTATGATACTGATTTTGAATGACTTACCTGAACCAATTCCCTCACAAAAAACAGCCTCATCGTACTGTCTTTCCCACGGGCTACCTTCCGTGTGGAAAAAATCTCTGATATCTTCGTAAACTACAGGCCGGACAACTCCTTTAAGGTTCAGGTATTTTTTACCCATTACCCAATCTTCAATCGTTGCCGGAACCCATCTCCATTCATTCTGCACAAATCCTTTACTCATAAGGATATATAAATTACGAGCTTCATCACGTAAATTATCTTCGCAAACAATTTCAGCTGCACGCTTTGCTGATAAATCACTCGTAAGATGAACTTGCGGGGTTTGCAATATCGCTTCTTGTAAATCCATCGACTTTAATCTCCTGTACCATTCTGCTGAATATTCGTTTTGTTTGGTTCTGGTCTTTTACCTCTGCTTTTACTATTGAAACTAACTTAACTATCGTTGTTCTAACTTCTTGCACTTGCGCTTCAACGTCAATACCGCCAGACATTATCACATTAATAGCATCTTCTCCACATAACCCGAATTTATCCCAGACCTCTAACATTCGTTTGGTCTGTTGGCTCAGTAAAGATAAATAACCCTGCTGAATCCTGTGAATAGCCAACACGGCTCTTGAGGCAGACGCTAGGGCCTGCATATTCGTGATTGGAGCTGTCGGGTCTCTTCTTCTTAAATCATAAGCTTCTCGTAGCCCTGCTCTTAAAACACTTGAGTCCGCTTCCAATTGCGAGTATTTTTCCCAGATAACATTTGTCTGATGCTCTATCTGGTAAATCAAATCAATCATATGACCGAGAATCTTTTTATTGGCTCTAAGGTCTTTCTTGATGACCTTAATCATGTCAAATCTGATTTGTTCAACGTGACGCGAAACTTGAGACTTTGATATTCCGAGAGTTTTTGCTATGTCTCGCATTGTGTAGTTCATAGCAAAATAAAAACGGCCTACTTTATGCCGTCTTTGTTCGGCTTTGTCTCCGACCAAACCTTCCATAAACATCAGCTCATTGTCGGTCAGGTCAAACTCTACATCAATATGAATTTCAGGCCTCATCAGTACGTCCACCAAAGTTTCAAAAGTAATTTTTATAAACTCCTTAACCTTAGGATAATCTGCAACCTGTCTGTTAAGTTCTAACAGGTAAATATCAACAGATTCTACTATCTCAATGTCTTCCAAACTATCTTCGTTAAGCTCTGGAATAGAGACATTAACAGACTCTACAACCTCAATCTTTTCAATGAGCGTCTTCGGGTGCGGTGATTTCTTCATAAGTTTTTATATTCCTTTTTGCATTCTCGACATACCTGACTGTTAAGGAGAGCATCTTGTTATGCACTAAAATCATGCTATCGAGAATATCATTTGTCTGCTCGAAGTTATTCTTATTAAACTTCTTAGCTGTTTTTAACCCTTCAAGTTCTACTAACAATTTAGACTTGCGGTCTTCTCCGTCTTTAACAAGTACGTTTAACAATTCGCTTCTATTTTCCATCGGTTAATTTTCCCCAAGCGGATAAAGCCATCCAATAGGCATTATTTCTACTTCCTAATAGTATTTGCTTCTTCAAATCATCTCCGGCTTTTATTACTTCCAGAATCTTTTCGTCAATCTCCATTATCCTCTTTTTCACTTTCTTTTTGGTCACTAACATCGCTCTGTCCCTCCGCTCCCGCCGTAACATCTTCGGGTTTAGACGGTTCTGATTGCTTCTGAATTACTGTATCAAATGACAAGCCTTTTGGTAAAGGTAAACCACAGCGGTTACAATTTTCGGTATGCTCAAAATCCTGTACAGGTTCGTTACAGATGCAGATGCCGATTTTGGAAAGGCCTTTATCCCTTAATGGCAAACCACAATTATGACATTTATTAGATAAATGATTTTCAATATCTATTGTAGGATGCTTACAAGGACATCTCCCGACCAGTAACGGTTCTGTTGTTTCTGATAAGACCGCCATATCTATCGGTAATCCTAAAAATTCTTTTGCCAGATACAGTAACAATTTCCCTCTTTCTTCTTGAGCATCTATTTCTGGCGTTAGGAATGGCTTCATCTTGGATAAAGCCTTTTCGATTATATCCCTTTCATCTGGGAATACCGAGAAAGCCATTATTATCGGGTCCTTTACTATTTCTTCACCGAGCCCGCCGTTTGGATTGTTAAAGTCATCTGTGTTTAGATTTGATTCCGGTAACTCGTCAAAGGATATAAATGATTCTATTCTATTCCTTTTCATTCCGGTAAGGTCTTCGATATCTTCCATCGCTATTCCACCTTCCATAGCTTCTTTGATAGCTCCGGCCATTTTGATTGGATTCTCTTCGCCATGCTGAAAGTTATAAGCAAGCGTTGATATAATTGCCTGTTGTCTTGCAAGTGGAGTTCCGTCCTGATTCTCCATTATGACACAGGATATCATATCTTCGTCAGGCCATACTTCCATAAATGCCCTGAGTCTATGCTCTCCATCTACAAGAACGTAAGGAGTTTCCGTTGTTTCAGGGTCTCCGGCCGGAATATCTGTTACACGGATTTTGATAGGGTCCGTAAATCCTACCGCCCGCATATGATTGACCAATCCTCTGTACTTATCTTTCTGCATCTCCTGAGGATTATAACTATTTACGCTTAAATCGATTACTTTTACTTCTTTTATCTTTGCTTTTATCATGTCTTTATGCTCTCCTTTATTTCTTCGATTCGTTTATCGAGTGTACACGCATCGTCCTTTTCTGTCTGGATTATGCCTGTTTGATTGTCTTTGCTGAACCATTCTTTTCTTTTACTGCAGACAGCTGTTTTGGATGCTTCCGTTTTCATTATTCCACATCCTGTACAGCCTGAGCTACATCCTTCCGTCTCTTCTGCTTTCTCGGCCTTTTTTCTTTCTTCCCACAACCACTCTTTGTCTGTTCCAACATCGATATGGTCCGCAACAAGCGGGGTATCAAAATCTTTGCCTCGCATACAATCCCAAATATCGTAGCCGTGCTTTCTTAGAACATAGCTTCTTATTCCTATCCACATCTTTGCGTTGGATTCTCCCCAATCCTGTTCAGAGAAAACATTGAATTTTAATGCTGTCATAATCAAAGGCTCGCAAAATCTCCTGTCAGCACAGTCGAACATAGCCTCAATTCTCCGACCTATGGGACTTCCTTTGACATTTCTCCACCCTCTGACAACATTTTTCTCTTGCTTTTCATCCCATTGTACGTAAGAACCGTCATTGAATTTGTCGTTATAAATACGAACAAAATCAGCCATTATAAGGTGACTCTTCGTAAGCACACCATTGAAACGGCGTATGTGGTTTGGGGATGAAAGGATTTACGGATAATTCAATACTCGAATTATGCCTGATTTTCCTAGACCTATCCCACATTTCGTCCATTAAAGCATGAAGGCCGATGACATCTTCGCGTGTTTCAAAAGGTAATCCTACCATCGTCATTACCTTTGTTTTGATGATTCCTTCCTTAATGGCCTTTTCAAATGCTTCCCAGAACGTGGCATCTCCCAAATGTTTATTTTACAACTCTTCGCATCCGGCCGGTTGCTGATTCCAAAGCAAAACAGACAGAGCGTTTCTTCCGGTGGTCATCCCAAGTACGGACAAACTGGTCTATTCTCTCAGAATATCCGTCATATTGGATTCCTAATTCGATTGCGTAATCCCTTGCCTCGTTGTATCTTGAGTAGTCCGTTGGAGTCAAGCCCATCATCCGTACTGTACCCATATCTTTTCTAGCGAGAATGGCATCCTTAACACCCTGAAAATTCCTTTCCCGATACGGCTTATACCACGAAAACGGCGCACAGAATCGACAACCGTGAACGCAACCCCTCGTGACTTCTACATCCTTTGATAAATATAGACGGTCACGGGCAATATTTTTATTGTAATCAACTATTGTGTAATTATATTTTGCATCTGAAATATCAACTTTTTGCCAAGCTATTGAATCAGGCGCTTCGTTCCAGAGCTTTTTCATTCCCGCGAATCTTTTGTGGGAATCAAAAGTATTCTCGTAGAACATTGGCACATAACAGCCCGATATTTTTGATACTGCTTTTAAAATCTCCACTTTCTTTTTGCCTTCTTTCTTCAACCCTCTGATTGTATTGACGATATGAGGTACGTGTTCTTCTCCTTCGCCAATAAACATCAAGTCAAAAATTGGAGCTAGGATTTCAGGAGCTGTATTTAATACACCGCCTGACATGATGATAGGCCATCTTTCATCCCTGTCTTTGTACTGGAATGGAATTCCGGCATAAGAAAGCATATGAATCAAATTAAAAGCGTTTGGAGTGAAGAAATAAGAAAAGCCGACAACGTCAAATTCCCTTAAAGGAATTTTTGTGCCATAGCCGAATAAAGGGATTTTATTTGTGCGTAATGCTCTTCTGACAGCTGACGGCGGGAGATAAGAATAATCCACACAAACGTCATTAAGCCGTTTCAGAACATTATAAATAATATGAACGCCCATCATTCCCGCACCGGTAAAATACGGAACACAATGCGCTAAACAAAATTTGAAGTCTTTAGATTCACAGGGAATATCAACATCGAACATTCCTTTTATCCCTGTGTCTAATCGGTCACCTTGCATTTTGTGACCTTTAATTACGGCCTTAAAAGCCTTTGCATCTATTTTCACTCTTCTCTCCTTCAGTCGAAGAAGGAAGGCAGACGTTCCCAACAATTACATTATAATATGTTTGAAATGAAATTGTCAAGGATGGGAATTATTCTACAACTTCTATCTGCAAACAATCGAGACCTCTCCGGCCTGTTTGATAAGATATTTGATTTCTCGTGCTACCTGATATTCTTAAATATGATTTGCGTGATTCTTTCAAAAATTGATTTAATAATAATCTCTCTTCCTGATTATCTGCTTCGAGATTTATTCTATTCATAGAAAGAAATTTAGCTCTCATAATATTCTCCTGATTTTAAGTGTCTCCGGCAGAGACTCGAACTCTGCGATACCGACAGCCTCTCGCTAGTGAACCAACTAGTATAATGCTCACATCATAGCTATGTCGTTTGCCGTTTCCTTCTTGACTTTCAGACTTTCAGACTTTTCCGCTTGTCCACAGAGACATTTATAATATTTTTTCTCCCGCATCTACTTCTATTTTATGCTTGTCGTTTAAGTCATCGTAAACTAAATCATCATCCTGTATAAATGTCATAGCAAGTTTATCCGTCAATAATTTTATGAAATTATCAGCCTGTTCTTTATTTAATAAACCATTTTTATTTAATTTATTCATATTATTTTAACGATGAGGGAGGGCTGAGACATTCCTACTTTTTAGCAATCCTCGGAAGCCGTTAACACCCTCGTTTTAGCTATGTCATCGTGAACCATGAATATTAGTCGGACTATTCTGCAGAATGTTTACCGAATGCTAATATCTTCTAGTAACCACGCCTCACCCAATATTATGTGGCGGGTAGGAATCGAACCTACGACAGGATTAATTCCGAGTTTATAGCATGCATCCCGTTCTACCACTGAACAACCGCCACTTATCCCATTTTCTTTACTTTTATTTCTTCTGGAAATTTAATACTACAAACCTTTATCGACAAATCATATACAGTATCACTTGGAGTAGGAAATTGTCTGCATACGATAGGCCTTTTCTCGTATCTTTTGCATTTATTTGTTTTAAGATTTAAATATTTACAGGGTTTATTCATAACTATCATTTTTTTCTCGCCTACTTTAATAACATCATATCCCATCCCTATCATATATTTATCATTTACTTTAGCTGATAATTCTCCGACACAAGAAAACCTACAGCAATAAGCCTTGCATTTTTTAAAATCACATTTCCCTTTTCTTTTATAATGCTTATCTAATTGCTTTGGTGTCGAATACCTTACAAAATCTGATATCATTTTCCCTCCGTTTATTATATTTTCTGCTTCCTTCTCTTCTCCAATTAATTCAATAGTTCCTAGTACTAAACCGATTGTAGTTTCGTTTTCCATAAATTTAACTATATCTCTTAAACAATCTTCCTCAAAAACCATATCACTTTCAGGAAAGAAAGAATATTTTCTCCACGGCCCATACCATTTTATTTTCCCTATCCGTTCATTTGTATCTTTATTTATAATATCCCAAATATTTGTTTTAGGATTCTGTTTATCAGCTAATATAAAATCTATCCACTTAGACATTTATTTTCTCTTTATTAAAGGCCTACCCTTCACGAATAGGCCTTAACTCTACGAATACGTCATAAAATATGTTACTCATTACTAATATAATTTGACTCCTAATTCATATTACCACCACCTTTAGCTTCATCGTAAAAATCAAATATTTCTAAAATATGATAATATGTATATCTCGCATTTAAACGAGCACCGCTAGAACTAGCTCTTTGGCAGATATTTTTAGCTATTTCTTTATTACTAAATTCTTTTCCGGCTAATTCCCGCATCCATTTAGCTCTTTCGTTATCAATCTCCTTAACGTCAAGATGAGGCATCGTGAAATAAAATCTATTGCTTTCTTCCCAACGATTTAAAAGTTTACTTACTAATCCATATTCCATCTTAACCTCTAATTATCGAGCAGGCTTATCAACACTCCCTATTTCTTTTTCGTCAAAAGAAGGAACTTTCATTACAGGCTTTTTGGATATTATTTTTAATCTTTTAACATCAAACCAATAAGACTCTCTATCTGGTTTTCCGTCTTTAGCAAATGGAGAAACCAGACCTTGTACACATCCGAATAAATCAAAGCAGATTGATGTAACAACACCTTTAGTCCCTGTAACTTTATCCTCTACTTTCAAACCTAGAAATTTCATGTACTTATCCACAATTGACCTCCTGTAGTTTTCTACTATATGCTTTTATATCGTCATATTTAAAGTATAGCAGGTAAATGTTTGTTGTGTCACCGCACTTAAAACATTTACAGATATCAATGTAACACTGTCTTTCGGCATCGTAGGAAAAATCTATTAATTCAATTTTTCGGGACCCACAATGTTCGCATTTTTTCTGTCCTCTTTCTTTCACATCCACTCATTTATAATTCCTATTCTTTCGCATTTAAATCCAGAGCTGCTTCCAAATTCATTTGAACCTGAATAAATAGCTCATTGATTGTAGATGGTTGCTTTTGTTCACTCCAACACTTCCAGAGAAATTTGAATGCATCATATTCTACTGTCACCGCAGAAGTCTCTTTTACTTTTATCGCATCCTCAAAAGCACCTCTCAGCTTATAAAGACTTTTGTGTTCATCTTTATTCAAGCCTTTATTTTCTGTTGACCGCCATCCGATTGCATTAATACACATATTCAGAAACAGCTTCGAGGGCGTGGAATCCGCCGGTAATTTATCGAGTCTCGAAATATCGATATCCATATTGACGACAAACGGATTCTTCTCTTTGTCTTTCTTAGCCACAATGGCCTCCTTTTTAATGGGTTATGGTTTGTTTTTTTTCTTTATTCTTTTCAAGATGTTCTAAAAATTCTGCGTTAGTAAATACTCTCCCGCATCTTTCGCATTTATAATTTCTTTCGTGAAAAACAATATCTGCTTTTGCTCCACAGCCAATACATTTTTCTTTCATCTTCATAAAAAGCTCCCTAACTGCTCAATTTTCGTCATAGTCCACGAAGCAAAAATATCCTTTAAACCTCTATGCCTAGCCACAAATAATTTACTTCCGAGTATTATTTTATGGCGTGAGCAATCATTGTTTCGGATAATTTTTATAATCCTAACTGTAAAAAGATATAACTGGTCGTTATGCTGTGCCTCTACTACCTTAACCAGACATAGTAAATCATCTTCCTGAAACAAAGCCTTATCATCTTTTTGAAGTCTATTGCTATCCATCAGCAGTCTTCTACCTTTACGCCTTTACTTTTACATTCAGGGCAGAGATGATACCAGACATCTTCGTACAATTTTATTAACCACCCAAGCTCTTTCATCTGGTCTATTCCATCCTGCCACTCATCCGCATCTAGGTCTTCGCTTTCATTACATTTGGGTCCATCACATTCTAAATACATTATTTTAACTTCATTATCATAATCTATTCCCATCTTTCACCTCATAGTGGCCTGATAGATATTCTAGCCTCTTCCGGCATATCTTTTTTTTCGTTATATCTCACTATTGCGTAATCATATTGACTCACATATTTTAGGCTATCATCGTGGAACGCAATCTTATTTAAACTGTCATTAACGCCCTTAATTAAATTATCCATATCAAGAGTCCTTTGATTGGATATCGTGAACACATACCCCAATGCTAAACGCTGAACGTATAATTTACCCTTTGCTGACTGATATGCTATGCGGATTGTGTCTTTCCAAGCGAGCCATTTTGTAACGCAAGGTCTGCGTTTCCACGTATCACTTTTGGTCATTCTCGGTTTGGTCGTTAATCTTTTTGCTACTACCGTGAACGTGATGCTTTCTTGAAAAGTAGTCTCTTCTGGCTTTGAATGTACTTTAGGATTAACTTTTCCCTGTTTGATAAGTTCTTTAAGTCTAGCTTTTGTGATTCTGACAGCTGCCATATCTGTTCTATCTCCCTAGCTCTTTCTATGAACTTTTTGGTTTCAGGATATCGTGATATGAATTTATCAACTCCAATCCCTTCTATTTCTCCGTGATGTTCTCGGCATAAACTTATTCGATTCCACGGCCCGTCACTCCCGCCACTACCTCTGCTTTTTAAATGATGACCTTGATAGTCTCTGGATTTGAAACATCCTTTAATCACACAAGTCATCATGCTTTGCCAAATACTTTTTCTTTTCATCTATGTAGAATTATAGCTGTAATTTTATTTTCTTTAAGTGACTCATTAATACGATGGATTGCTTTGTCCGTAAGATGTTCTTTCGGAAGATAAATCATATAAAAGATGCCCTCTTTAAACTTAAAAACCTTTGCTGTTTCGCCAAGACCTATCTCTATTCTTCTCACAAAAACTTTTGTGTAAAAAAGATATTTTATTTGAGCAATCCTAAATTGAATCCTACCACAGATTAACGCCGTCCATCTCCACCGGTGCTCGTGATGAAGAGCATTGGAACAAGTGTAACAAATTTTAATTTTCTTCTTCATCTTTACATTTCTCTTTTTTCTCGCAAGAATAACACATCTGAAACTTTAATTTTTCTTTCTTAGACATTTTATGCTCTTGTACATATTCAATAAGATTCATTGTAGCTTCTTTTAGTCTGCACGGATTAACAAAATACTTTCCTGAGTAATGTTTGTTGATGATTTTAATATCTTCATTAATTGACATTAAGGCTCCCGATTATATTTTTGGAAATAATGTATATCAAATAATTTACTTTTAATGTCATCCACCGCATCAGATAATCCACATACCATAATAAATATAAGTACCAATAAAAGAAATATCGGTATTAAACATCCAGTAATATGGCTCTGAATTTCTTTGTCACCCATTTTCCATCCACCTTCTTAATCCCTGTGATACTTTTTCTAAAATATATTCACAGGATTGTTCAACAACGGCTAACATCTGGGAGTTTAGAATATCCTCTACTTTTTTCTTCTCTTTAAAATAAACATTTGATTTTACATCAATAAAATATCTCTTCCGTTCAAAGTAAACAAAAAATAATTTATGATATTCTCCATCTGTCTGATTATGTCTAATTCCATCATAAGACATTAATATTCCAAGCCCTAATTTTTCAATAATATCCTCAGACCTTCCCGACCACGGATGTTCATACGGAGTCCAACTTAGCTTTACAAAATCTTCTACCTTCATTCTTTTCTCCTAAGGATATAATTCCCAGTTTTTATCACTTAGCTTTCTGGCCCGCTCTTCCTTTTCTCTTCTAGCTATTTCTTCGGGAGTTAACATAACACCAAAACAAATAGCTCTAGTTGTATGATGCCGACAATATTCAAATTCAGTTATACTCATATTCAGGTCAGTATCGTCATCATCGCCTGCTATTCTTATATTTCTACTCAGTCCTATTGGAATCATCAGCTCTAGCCTTTTCAATATCTCTTTCAAACATCATTTTAAAATATTCTACTAACCTTTCATTATCATCGCAAAAACATCTTATTCCTTCCGGCATATCCTGATGAATAGCTCCGATGCAAATATCATCACCAACGAACCAGTGTCCGTCTTCGTTTCTTTCTGGGATTATTAAAGTCCATAACCAATAAACTCTATCATTAATTTCATCTCTGCCGGTAAGGAGATAAAGCCATTTATTTTTAGGTTGCGGTGGCGTATCAGATTCTACAAGACCGCCTGTTGAATCATCGATATAAATATATTTAGTTTTGGGCTCTATTTGATGAGCTTGATAAAGCTTATAATAAAGATAAATTATAATCTCTAACATAACAATGCTTACAAATATTGACATATCATACATTTACTACCTCAAATCCATTATCCCAATCGGGTTCTTCAATCTCTGTTTTCTGTACCACCGTTCTTTTTTCATAATCAAACTGCTTGAGATGTGGCTCAATTTCTGGAATATCCCCACCTCTTCTTTCTTCTATTTCTATACATCCATTAAACCCTTCAAAAAAGCATGAATAAGGTTGTTGAACAGTACAACTTCTATCAGCAGTCTGTGGTCTTGTAATTACAGGCCGTCTAGGCCATTGCTCACGAGGATGATACATAATTTCACTTCTTTTTATATTAGAATCTTAATCCACCTTGTATCGTAACTCCACCGATTTGAACATCTTTACCGAAACAATTCTTTTCAGAAGTTTTAGCTCCTGTTACTTTCACTTCTCCGAAAAGAGATAGGTCTTTAGTAACCTCACCTGATATTCCTATCAAAGCAAATCCTCCAACACCTTGAGCCGTAGCACTCGCCGAAAGTGATGTATTTACTCTTTGAGAAATATATCTAATCCGATTATAATATCTATATCTTGTTATCCGATAGTAATAATAATTAGCGTTAAGTTTTTCTTCCATATTTATTATCGCTAATCCTAAACCACCATAGACATAGAAATTCGTTGGCGTTGTAGGTCTAAAGAATACTCCAATATCCAATTCTGATTGTGTAAACTCTGCTTTTGAACTTGTAATATTAGCACTTGGTATTCCTATCGTTTTAGGCTTTCCTTCTCCTGAACGACCTTCCATAGCTACGCCGAGACCCATATTACTCCACCAGTAAATTCCTCTGATTCCGATATTTGGGACTGAGCCGTAAATATCACTACCGTTTTTATCGGCAATGGTAAATGCTCCACCATAAATATCAAAATCAAATTCATCTGCCTGTGCTATTGGCTGAACCAATAACAATAATACAATAATTAACCAATACTTCTTCATACCCGCTCCCTGTTTAGTGTTTACTTTACCTCTATTGCCTTATGGCTTTGTTTCACAAATTCATCTTTATGGCTCACTAATATAATTTGTCTGCCGATTCTATCATTCAGCGCGTTCAAAAATTCTCCGGCTGTCAGAAGATGTTCTCTGCTTAGATGTTTAAATGATTCATCTAAAATTATAGGTCCTTCAATTTTAGGCTTATGTAATTCCAGTACTGAAATTCTCAGCACCAACGCTACAATATCCAAAACACCGCCTCCTGATGTATCTATCGGGTCATATCCTTTACCTAAACTATCGCTGATTATATTAAGTTTTGCTTCTGAATAATTTCCTCTTCTTCCAAATTCCAATTCAAAAGAATATTCCTCGCCTAAAATGTATCTCAGGGCATAGGTAACAATGGATTCAAAGCCTTCTTTAATCTGGTACTGCATCTGTGTCTGTACCAAATCCAGAACCTCAACAGACTTTGCGTAAATCTCCCTTTTCCTTTCTTGCTGTGCTAATTTATTTGTGTCCGTTTCAATCTGGTTCTGCAGTAAATCCTTTTTGCCTTTTAACTGGTCACGGTCATTTCTTATGCCACTTAATTTATCAACAAGGATTTTATAGCTATTTTTTATTGCATCATTGTCTGGCATTTCTCGATTTCCTTCTCAATAGATACCTGTTCTTTTCTTAGCCAATCATCCAAGCCATCTTCCTTCATATTAAGGGCTGTTAATTCTTTCAGGATTTTATCTAAATCCTCTTTTAATTGCCTTTGCCTTTCTTCGAGCTTGGCTTTCTCCAACTTCTTCTCTTCAACATCTTTCTTTATTTCATCCAATTTTGTTTTGAAGTCTGACATTTTCTGCGTCTCCTATTCTAGTCATTATTTCAGCCATTACGTCTTTATCTGCATCTAGTTTATCAGCAACCGCCTGAACCATTCCCGCAAGATTCAAGCTCTGGAATTTTGTACCTTCAAGCGAATCTATAAAATCATCTATCCGTCTTTCAAAATCCTTTCCCTCTTTTATAGCGTTTAAGTCAAATATCTCTTCTTTTTGCTTTGCTGATTTTAACGGAATTATTTCTGCCTTGCCCGTATCAGAATCTAAAAATAAACATTTAGGATGCCTGTCAGTATCGCTTTCAGCTACCGTTAATCTCGTGAGTGAGCCAATGCTTATAAAAGTTGTCTTCCCTATTTTAACCACTCCGAGCTCACCGTGATAATGACCTATCAGAACCAAATCAAAATCCGTCTTGATATCTTTCATAATAACGTGCTGTACTTTTGGATGAAACGGCTTTTCTGTTATAAAGGCATGAACGCAGGCTACTTTCTTTTTATCATCGTGTAAAAGGTCACTCCAGAGACCTTTTTCTTTTAGGTCTGATTCTATGCCGTGATAATAGTCGAAGCCGTGAATATAGCAAGTCTTGTCTTCAATCCTGTCAAGGTGCTTAATAATTTTTGACCTACGAAATATGTGGTTAAGTATAGTCTGACCTGATAGATTCGGGTTATGGCCTATTTCATCGTGATTACCCATTGAAATGTACCATTTCTTTTGGGCGTTCTCGATTTTGTCAACGACTTCATCGCAAATTCCCAGAGCAACTATCGGAGCATCCATTAAATCCCCGCCATGAACCACGCAATCAACGTCTAATTTTATCGAAAGCTCAATTACCTCATCAATTTTAGCCATTATATCTTCGTAAAAATTTCCTTTACGATTGATTGGATTTTTTCCTTTTATATGGCTGTCGGTCAAATACAGGATTTTCAAAGATTCACCTTCTTTAGTACAGCTTCCGTCATTTTGGTATTACATACAGGGCATTGACCACTTTCTTTGAGAATGTCCTTGTATTCCTTCGATTTGCTCTGTATCTCTTCGCTGACGAGTTTTAATCTGTTTCCCATATCAGAATATATACGTCTGTACCTTTGGAGCTCACCGTTCAGATGTAGGGCTTGTGTAAAGGCTGTTATCCTTTTATCTAATGCCGGTAGATTATTTGGGATTTTGAGCTTATTAAGGCTATCTTCCACTTCTCCTGAATCTTGTTTAGCCCACGCAAGCCTTTTAAAAATATCCTGTAAATTTTCGTATAGTTCTACTCGTTTATTTAATTTTGAGATATCTTTTGGTACGTTGATATTTCCGATGTTATCAGCAACCGTCACTAAATCTTTCTGCAGTACGGTGAGATTATTAAAAACTCGACTCAGTTCAGAGTGTTTTTCTATCTTGTCCGTTAATAAATCTAAATTCTCGGGGTAATTTATTTCCTTTATCTGGCCTGAGGCAATGGATATCTGTTTTCTAATTCCCTGTATTTTTTCTTTTATAATCTCTGCATCTTCAAAGGTCGTTATTTTTTTAGATAATCCAGACATTACTTTTTCAACTAGCTGTAATGTACCTTCAACTGATTCCAGTTCATCTTCTATTTTATTAAAATCAGTTTGCTTTTCGTTTATTCCGGCTGATAAATCTTTCTTTGAACGATTAACTCCCAAGATATCTTTGTTCAATCCCTGAGTAACACCGTCCAGAATATCGTTGCCGGTAAGTTTGTTAAACATCTTTACCCTGAAAGTAGATGAATCATTTAATAAAAAGGGAAGAGATATCTGTGGAGCTACATTAAGTATGATTTGTTCTTTATCTACCGTCATCGGAAAAACGTTGAGTATCTTAACCACACCGTCAGGCACGGCTCTTCCAATCGCATCGTATCGTTTGGTCTCACCGTCTTTCTCGATAATGTAAGCGTTTTCACGGTCTGACTTGATTCGACTAATCACTATATCGGTGTCAGTCGTAATCGCCACTACGGTTTTATCAGAACCGTGCTTTCTCACTACATCACCTTTCGGCTCATTGAACATAACCCACTTTAATGCACGGATTACACAGGACTTGCCCGCATCCGTTTCGCCCCACAGACAATTTGTTTTAGGGCTAAACTCTGCTTTAAAATGTTCGTGCTTTTGAAAGCACCAAAGCTCAACTTCTTTAATATACATTCTCTTCCCTTTTATTAGCGACCTAGCTAATTACCAATCAATAGGTCTTCTTTTGGTCGACTCTACTTTTTTCTTATCTTCCTTAGGAGTTTTAGCCTCTTCTTTTTTGGCTTCATCCTTTGGAGGAAAACTTGTTGATTCATCAGCCGGAAGCTCTTCTTTTCCGATTGATTTTAGGTATAGATTAATCGTTCCACGCAACTTTCCGTATGAACCGTAAATCCCGATTCCCTCACCGGGCTGTGCTGAATCTGCTATCAGCTTTTCAACATTACAAAATGTAGCTTCTTTTTTATCATAAGTTTTTTTCTTATGAGTCAAGAAAGCTTTCACTCTATAAGATGCTTTTATTAGCTCGATTGTCGAACCCACATCATCAACTGATACGCCACCCATCAGAATATCAAGAAATGAACCGAACCGATTATTCATCGTTGGATTCAGCGAGGTTTGACTTGTGGCTCTTGCTCCTTTGTACTGTTCCTGTTCAGGCGTATCTGACATTAGCCAATGCCACCTATAATAGTTATCATTATTATCTCCCTGAATTTCTTCAATCCAGATTAAATCTAAAAAATAACTATCTTCTGGCGGTATTATAAAACTTGATTTTTCTACTTTAAAATCACCCATTACTTTTCTCCTTGTGGCTTGATTGCCTTTGGGATTGGCTACCCATAATTAAAGTTCCGTTATTACTGTTCGTCTTCGATTGTCCGAGCTATGTCGTTCTTCACCAACGCTTCGCAAACTTTCTGTTGTTTGTCTGCTCTGGCTAGAAGACCTTCTTTGTCGATGTCATCCGGCAAAGTCTCTTTAATCGTTCTGGTAAACTGCCGTGTTTTATAGCTCGGACTCGGCAAGTTCTCCATATACGTTGTCGTTAGCTCCATTGTTTTATCACCCCCTTCGTCTTGGTTAATTGTTTGTCTTAATCCTGAAGATGATTCCTTATCATCTTCTTTCTTATCCAACTCTACATCTGCTATTTCTCGTTTTTTCATTTCATTGTACCATTTGGTTACTGTGCCTGCCGATACGCCTTTATTTTTTGCTACTTGTGATATCGGCAATGTCGGATTAGCCTTCATTAAATCTATGGCTTTCTCTTTTATAGCGGTCATCTCTTCTTTTGTTTTACTTTTTTTCTTTTTCGCTGTTTTCTTTTTCATTCTTCACCTTTTTTTCAAGTATTATTAATAAATTTGAATCTAAATATTTAGAAGTGCAATCATCGCAAACACATAAAATGCCTACTACCTTTTTCTTCCGTCTGTGTGTTACAAGATTAATGTATTCTTCTGCTCCGCATTCAATACAGGCTAAATTATAGGCTTCTTTACCTAATAAATCTTTCATGACTTTAAATGCTTTGTTTTAAATCTTTTATCGCCAAACATTACTGACTTGAATCCGCCTCTTGGGCCATGAACTTCGTTTGACATCTCACCGTATTTTACTATCGCTTCAGCTCTGGTAATATGATTAATTACAACATAGTAATCTGTTGTATATCTATACCTATCGGCCTCTTTAATCTTCCTGAGTACATAAGTGGGCTTTCCCATTTTTGCGGTCAACTCTTTCCATTTTTCTTCGCCAAGTTTTTCGAGGATTTTAAATCCCCAAGAAACAGGCTCATCGTTATCTATTTCAGCTACTTCGTAATCACCAAGTACATCCTCAAATCCTATTGGCTTTGCAATTCCAACTTTTACGTCATCGTCCATCTTAGTCCTCCCTCATTATTTTTTCTATCATTTCAGTTCGCCACTTCCTAACTGGCTTATGTGAAACTTTATATTCCCTTTCCAACTGAGCCATAGGATAACAGGGGTCATCAAGCATTATAGCTACAACCTTCTTCTTGATTTTTAACATTTCTTTTTCTGGTCGTCTCGCCATTATAAGTTACTCGCCGGTCCCTGCCACATAAGCCTCTCTACAACTTTTTTTAGCATATTAACAACTTCTGTTACCGACTCACAGGCAGCTCTCATTATTTTAGCTCTTCTATCTTTTTCACATTCATCAAAGCGAAATTTTTCAATAAGTGTTTCAGCTGTATTATCTACCATTCCCTGAGTAAACTTTGGATTTTCTTCTTTTATCTTCGTCCACTTACTGGCCTTCTGATATCTCGTAGCATTTTTAGCTTTTACACCGTCTGATTCCATATTGCTCGCCAATGATGCTAAATGAAAATTATACGCAACCAACTTCATAGCATCTGCCTGCAGTTCATCAATACTGGCTTCCATAGCATCTTTTCCGGTGAATGAAGTATATTTATCTATAATCTCCATCACTTCTACGATTACTTGGATGTCGTTGTCTTGATAAATCCTTTTGATTTCTTCTTTCGCTTGTTGCAGTCTGGACATTTACATCTCCCTTTATTTTTATTTAAATTATATCCGAGCATCAACATACTGAAAACTACTATGAAAATAAATGCTACTGCTTTTTCCATTTATTCATTCCTTATTTTATAATCAAACTTCCAAGTCTTAAATTTATTTTCAGCAGCTCTTTTTGTTCCTTTTAAAATCCCCTCTAAAAAATCATCCATCAATTCTTCTGCGAAATTATTTCTAGTTTGTTTTACCTCAAAGTCAATTTCGATTATATATTTCTTCTTAACTTTGCCTTTAATAGATTTCTTTTTATAAGATTTAATAGCTTCCATTTTTTTCTTCCTCTATCTTATTATAGCCATCAAGTTCTAAAATGGCCTCACTTTATAAAAATAATTTGGTCACCCTTCTTTACATCAATAGCAATCTTTCCTTTATCTAATTTTCTGCCTTGTAAAATCACTACCTGACCTTCTTTCAAATGATTCTGGTATGTCAGCCAAGCCGAATGCCATACGCATACTGACCAGTCGTTAAAACCTGAGATATCCAGAAATGCCATCTCGCCGTTTTTCGCTTCCCATATCCTCATTTTATCAATCTGTCCGGCAACTTTTATCAGTATTTTTGGATTGCTTACTTCTCCTGTACCGTCTTTTAAATCTATTCCGTGTCTTTCTAACTGGTCTTTGTATTCCATTATCGGATGACCTTTTAGATAAAATCCAAGCGCTTCGTATTCATATTGATATTTATATTTCTTATCCCATTCATCCGTCAGCGCGAAAAATGGAAGATGTATCAAGGCTAGTTTTTTCTTGCTCTTTGTCTTTCTTGTTTCATCTAAATAATTATCAAGTATTCTTCTCGCATATCCAAAGGAATCAAATGCTCCGGCCTTTATTAGATTTTCAATAGCTCCTTTGTTTACCGTCCTTCCGGTAACCATATCTAAAAAACTAAGAAAACTATTAAATGGCCTTTTAGGCTCTATCTCAGCCCATCCTTTTATCGAAAACTTTTTAACCATTCCAAGTCCGCACCTGACGGCATTTCCTTCTCTTTTGAATCCCCAATCTGATTTATTAATGTCAGGCGGTAAAACTTCTATTCCGTTTATTATGGCATCTTTTAAATATCTCTGCAGTTTATCAGAATCTCCGACCTGAACCGTCAGCTCAGCCACAGCCCAATCTATCGGATGATATATTTTAAACCACATACTCCAATAGCTCGATAATGTATAAGCTACGGCGTGGCTTTTGTTAAACGAATATGAAGCTGACCTTTCAATTATTTTAAATAACTCGGTCATTATATCCCTGTCATGGCCTTTCTCAACTCCACCTTCCACAAAATGAGTTCTTAGCTTAGCCATCTGGTCTGCTTTCTTCTTTCCGATTGCTTTCCGTAAATCGTCTGCTCTTTCTAAACTGAATCCGGCTATATCAACAGCTATTTTCATCGCTTGTTCCTGATATAAGATTATATTTCTTGTGTCTTTTAGAATCGGAATCAGTTCCGGCATAATCGGAATATAATCATTCCTTTTGAAATGATTTATAAAATCATACGCACCCGGCCTGACCAATGCTGTTATAGCCGTTAGCGTTTCAAAGTCTTTTGGTTTTACTTTTACCACCGTTTCATTACCGAGCTCACTTTGGAATTGGAATATATCCCAACAATTACCTTTCTCAAATTCTTTAAAAACAGCTTTATCATCCAAAGGAATATTCTGTAAATTTGTTACTCCCGTAGCTTGTTTCACCAACGAAAGTGTTGTCTGAGTTTTGGAGCTCAAACAGTCAACTTTTAGTAAACCGAGTATGTCGGCATCTTCCATATCACATTGAATCACAGGCTCACCTTTACTGGCCTCTGATAGCCGTAAAGCTACTGTCTCTGTAATATCTATATTTGATATTATTATTCCTGCGGGATGGATGCCTTGAGTCTTGATTCTGCCTTCCAATCTTCGTGCAATTTTAAATACCTCAGGGTATTGTTTATAAAAAGTCATGAAGTTTGGTTCTGTCAAGATAGCTTTATCAATCGTCATATTAGCCGTCTGTCGTGTTGGGAAAGACTTTGACATTATCTCCGCTGTAGAATAATCGACCCCACATACTCGGCAACAATCTTTTATGGACCCTCTCCCTTGAAGGGCAACATAAGTAGAAATTTTAGCTGTTTTCCATCGTGACCTTATGTAATCTAATACTTCATCTCTTCGTGAAGCATCAAAATCAATATCAATATCCGGTAATGTTTTTCTTTCTGGATTTAAGAACCTTTCAAATATCAAGCCGTATTCCATCGGATTAACATCTGTTATTCTTAAAACATAAGCTATTAATGAACCCGATACCGAACCTCTGCCCGCTCCGACCTGAATTCCTTGCTCTCTAGCCCATCTGACAATATCAGTAATCAATAGAAAATATTTCTCAAATCCGAGTTTCATTATTACATCATATTCATATCTGATTCTTTTCCGGCAAATGTCGCTGTCTGCTACCTGAGGGAAATTATCCAGACTCAAATTTATCAAATCCTTTAAATCTCTTCCACCTTCAACCGTTGGAAATTCTTGATTACTTGTTATTTCAAACTCTTCTACTTTATCGGCTATTTCGGAAGTGTTTATTATGCTTTGTTTCACCAACTCAAAATCTATCTGAGGATGATACATCTCAAAAAGCATTTCCATCTCGTCTTGTGACATGAAAAAATAAGTCGAGCCTTTAAATCCCGGTAACAAGCCTAGAAGCTGTCTTTTCTGAATCCCCAGAAGAGCATCGTGAATCGGTTTATCCTGTTCATCGATATAATGAACATCATTTGTAGCTACCGTCTTTACACCTGTCTCTTTAGCTAACCGTGCTATAATAGGATTTATTTTTATATACTCTTCTGTTTTATCAGGCTGTAACTCAATATAATAATCATCTCCAAATATAGATTTCCACCATAAGATTTCATTGAAAATTTCTGGTTCAGGTTTATCTTTCCAAGCCATACAAGAAGGATACCCAAGCAAACAACCCGAAAGAGCTATTAAATCTTTACTGTGTTCCTGTAACATCTTTTTATCTATTCGAGGCCTGTAATAAAATCCTTCCATATTTGACCTCGTACTCAACTTCAGTAAATTTTTATAACCATTCTCATTCTTAGCTATTAAAATAACGTGTCGTCTATCTCTTTCCCGCGGTTCTACATCATCGACAATATAAAACTCACAGCCTATCAATGGCTTAATCCCAACCTGACGGCATATTCTGTGGAATTTATAAACTCCGTAAAGATTTCCGTGGTCAGTTATAGCAACGGCTTTCATATTCATTCGTCTAGCTTTTAATATGATTTCTTCAACGTGGCCCATTCCGTCAAGTAGAGAAAATTCTGAGTGTACGTGTAACTGCACCAACGAGGTAGATACCTTTAGGAAGTCTGGCTCTTTACCCCAATATTTTTTATTGAGGATTATCTGTGTTCCGTGTTTATAATCTTCTTCGACTCCAAACTCTTTCATCATATCGATTTCAGAGAAAAAATGTTCATTAAAATATTCATCAAAAATATGAATAATTCTACATCCCCTGTCAAACAAATCTCCGAGTAGCTTTTTATCTACTCCCCAACCGTTATGTAAAAAATGAAGATGTTTGTCTGCAGTTCGTTTGGAAGAATATACTTGACCTTTAATAGTTCCGGTAATTACATCACTTTTACCGTCCTCTATTTTAAATACTCTGTCGCCTCTGATTTCAAGTTCTACTGTCATTAAGTAAGTCTCTTTCTCAATACATCTATTATTATATCTAATAAAATATTTTGAGCTCTGTTAGTTTTCCATAATAAAATATTATATTCTTTATCCTTAACTAATTCTTCTTCATCGTGTTTATGTAAATTTATCTCTCTAACTATTATTTTTTTTATTTGTATTTTAAACCTATTTCTTGAAAGAGCTCTGCAACCGCCTAATTCAGATTGTTGTAATTCAAGAAATGAATCTATTATTTCATCAAAGGTTTCGATTTTAACTCCTTGTTTTATTTCTATATTATAGCGGTTAATTCAGCGTTGTAGCATCGTCAAGGATTTTTGTAGCTGTCTGTAATCTTCGTATATCAGCATTTACTTTTCCGTTCGTGACATTTAACATTCCAGATATTTCTTTTCGGGATTTTCCGTCTGCCATTAATTGTAGAGTTTGTTTCGTGGATTTTATGTTCTGCTTCTGGATATCCATTTCGTCTATTACCATATTCAGTTCTTCCAGATATCCTTCCATATCAGAATATGATTCATCATCGGGTATTACGTCTTCCAGAAAATCGGATATCATTACGACTTTTCCTGTCATACTCTCGCCTCTGAATCCTTTCTTTATTACCGGATTAGATTCTCTTATCTTTGTTCTAATCCACGTTCTCACAACTTGTCTGGTTCTGTTAAAAGCCCAAGTCTCAAATTGTGCCTTTTCTGGTTCGTATTCGTCAAACCTTGTTACTATGTTTATTAAGACCTCTTGTTTCAAATCATCCACATCTGCTTTCTGTAAAGCTTTTTTATGTAGCCATCCGTCTAGCTTTACTTTGTTCATCCATCCTATCAAAACTCCATCTAACGCCCCTTGTCCTTCTCTTACCCTTTTCACTTGTTCCGTTAAATTTTCCATTTTGACTCCTTATTTTGTTATATGTTATAATATAACATACTATAAAGTCAAGGGAAAAGTACGGATTTCGTAAAAAACTTTAGCCGACCTTTTCTGTCTCAGCCGGTTCGATTCCAACCGATACCTCGTCTGATACTTTTAGGGATTTTAATATCTGTCTGCGTTTTTTTCTCCTATCTTTTTTTCTTTTTTTTCGACACTCGGAACACCGTTTAGGTTCTATGAAAGCTTTTTTTAAATAAAATTCCTGTTCACCTTTTGTAAAAATAAAATTACTATCACAGTCTGAGCATTTTAATTCTTTGTCTGTTAAATTAACTACCATCGCTTGACTCCTTTTCTTCAAAAACGATTAACATAGCTCGTCTCGTTTCAACTGTATGAGGCTTGTTAAGCATATCAGGAAGTCTTTCGTCTGGTGCACATCCGGCAATATAAAAATTGTGTACTCCACAAGGTTTATTTGCATCGCTGTCAAAATATAATTTCCAATCAATAGCTTTATGAACTGTAAAACCATTAACTTTCGTTCCCTTTTTTATAAAAACTTCCTTCATATCAAGCCTCCATTTAACTCGATTTTTATTTTTAAAAGAGCAGATTGCTCTAGTCGCTGCGAATAAATTTACTATCTTGCATTTAGGACAATATAATTTAAGAAGCGTTACACCTTTCTTTGTAACATCTGAAAGGTTACACCTTACTATTTTATTAAATCCCTCAATCTCAGCCCATTGAGTTAGATTAATTTCTTTAAGTACAGTGTAACAATGCCATCCGGCACAAGTTATTTTAGCCATAATGAGTTATCTTACTCCACCACGATTCAAACTCTTCGTTTGACATCTTATTACTATTCCATTGCCGTAAACATTCTTTCATCCCTATTTTTTCTACTATCCAATTCATTAATCTACTACGTCTTCCGCCTGAAATATATTTGGCAGGCTCTGGATTTGGTAATTCTTTAGGCCATTCCCAAGCATTTATTTTACACCACCATAATGCTAATGTTTCTTTACCTTGAGTCTCTAAAACTTCTTCGTCATAATTGGATATTTTTATATTATTTTTAACCATTCTTTTCCATTCCAAATCTTTCTAAATTTTTGTTCCATCGTAAAATGAAGCCACATTTGTTCCATAGACCTGAAAAATCCGTTCCATTGGAATTTATTAAATTTTTCCAATAATGCCGCCGAGACCTCAAATCCCGATTGACCTTCTACTACTAATTTCATTATATCCTGTGACTGGTCTTGTCTGATTAACCATACCGGATTATACATTTTCATTGGTTCATCCTCTTGGTCATTCCAAGAAGATACCATATCTCTTCTTCTCTGAATATCATCTGTATAAAAGTCACCTTCTTGCCATAAATTGTCGCCTCTCAGCTTTTGAATCTCTTCTGCTTTCTCGCACATTAAAATATAGTCTTTGCCCTTATCCATTTTAATCCGCCTTTTCTCTTTTCTCTCTCATTTTTTGTTTCAACATTTTGTCAACGCACTCTTCCTTCCCACAGGTAATCGGTGGAACACTCGCACCTTTGTATCTTGTCGCTTCTCCACAATGCGGGCAAGGAGCATACTTATAATTAAATTTAGCATCTCTTTCTTTTCTCTCTTCTAAGGCTTTTGCTCTTTCTTCCTCTTCTACTTTTTTACCTTTTTTCTTCTTTTCCCGAGACATTAATTTGCTCCTTTAATATTTTTAGTTTATGTCTTTGATTCACGGTCAGATAGCCCATCTTTTTTCGATATATCTGCTCTGATATATAAAGTTGAATTTCTAGCCTTGTTTTATTTATTAAATTTTCTCCGTCTACTCCCTCTATCAAAGGAGGGCTTTTAGGTAAACCTAAAGGATTATCAAAAGGATTGTTATTCATCAATCCCATTAAACCGTAGGCTAGAATTTTATTATTAGCATTCATATTAATATGTTTTTGTTACGTATTTTCTTTTGGTCTCTTTAATTATATCATAACATATTAGAATTGTTTTATCTTTTAATTTCCTCGCTATCCTCGCAACTATTGCTCTGTGTTTCCTTCTCCCCGCTTCTGCTTTTCTAGCTCTGGCTGTTATTTCTTTCATCTATCTCTCCTTTGTTATCTTATTATAGCGGTCAAAGGAGTATGCATCATTATAACTTAATAATTCCTAGACAAACCAAAACAAATAGCACCAACCAAATTATTAATATTAGTTTAGAAATTCTTTTAATATTTTTGATTTCTATTTCTCTTTTAGCCTCTTCCCACTTTTCGTCTTCGAGCCAATTTGTCATTTTCCTTCCTTCATATGAATCGCAACATTTTCCACATCCTGTAAATACGGCAGACTTAAATCAATAATTCTCTGCATCGCTTCAAGATGGCTATTATACACTTCACGCCTTTGCTTAAGTCTTTCTGTTGTAATCATTAAAATAATACCGTTATTTGCCTGCGAAATATCAATATTCATTTTACAATCCTCACATTATTATTAAAATATCTCTCAAATTCAGTTTTCATCTCACTAAAACTTTTAATTCTATTATTCATTATACCCTCATAGATAAAATTAATAGCACTAGCAGTATCTTCTTCATTATATTTTGAAATATCATAACCCTTAGATTTAAACACTTTAATCATTCTTACTACTTTTAATTCTCTCTTCTTTGCATTTCTATAAGTATCTCTACACTTAACACAATAATTTAATGGTTTCTCTGAGCCCTTTTTTATAGCTCTAATTAATTGATGATTTGAAACAATAAATGTTGATTTGCAACCAAGACAATTTCTTATATTCATTTCACAATCCTTACTATTTCCCTGAAGTCTTCTCTGCTCAAATTATCAGGGTCACCAAATCTTAGATTTGCTGATAGTACATTAACGTATGGACTTAAAACCTCTTCTGCTTTATCTCTTCCGATTCTCCCTGCCTCGTCACCGTCAAAAAGTAAGATGACATCTGAATATTTATTGATTATCAATCGTGCCTGAAAAGATGAAATACTCGAACCGAATAAACTTATTACCGGCTCGCCAAAGCTCCATATCTTCATCGCATCAAAAGCTCCCTCTACTATCCACGTAAATGAACCGTGAACGTTGTGATTATTAAACAGGACTCTTGACATAGGGCTTCCCTTTGGATATAGCTTCTTCGGTTTACGGTCCTGTCTGATAGCTGATGCTTCAAAGGTTGTGTGGATTCCGAACGAATCATAAACTGGAATTATCAATCGTTCTTTATAATATCCAGAATCTGAAATGCGTAGATTGAAAAAATTAATTGTATCCCAAGCCCTTTTCTCAGGATATCTTCTTTCTATCATCAAATAATCAACCATTGCTTTCTGCTCAAGGCCTTCATATTTTGCTTTCTGCGGCAGAGGTATTCTTCTCAGCTCTTCTTCAATATCCTCTTCTACTTTTTTATCCAGTAAATATTTCAGTTCGTTGCTTGTCGGAGAATCTATTGTTATTTCTATTCCAAACCAAGTAAGGATTTTTCTTTCTGCATCTGCTCTGTCAATATCTAAAACTCGCTGAACCAAATGTACCAACTGACCAGTAGCGCCACATCCAAAGCATTGCCAGAATCCTCTTTTATCACCTTCCATCGCCAGACTAAATGATGGTACAGTTTCGTTATGTTCCGGCATCGGACAAGCCGTCATAAACTCTTTACCTATTTGCTTCCCTTCAATATGAAGTTTATCAAGTAGGGCTAAAAAATCTATCTTGTCTCTTAAGTCTTCAAAACGCATTATTAAAATCCTCGCCGTGTTTTTCTATCTCGACTTCATGGCTCTTCACCAACGATATCTTATCGTAATCACTCACAACTTCTAAGAATCTATTTTCTGCTCCTTCTCTCACTTTCACAAGTTGGATTTTCATTGTGTCAAGCGCTCTCATTTGACTCGTTTGGATTATGGCCGCACAAATATCTGTATGAGCCGCTATCTGTTGTCTGGCTAATCCTACATCCACAAATCCGACCTCAACCTTTTCTTTTGCTCCGACCAACATTTGTGCCGCCGAGATAACCGGTACGTGCATTTTAAGAGCTAGTCCTTTTAAATTCCTGAGAATTGCTCCTACATATTTCCAGTCCATCGATGAACCGTAACCACCCTCGTTTGGCGACATTATGCCCGCATAGTCAACCATTATCTGGTCTGGTTCAAAATATCCCTGCAGTCTGGATAATTCTGATTCTATCAGCCTACAGGAACAACCTTCTGGAACACCTATTATTTTTAATTTATTTTCTTTTATCTCTCTTATTTTTTCTTCCCATTTTAATACTGCTTCATCGTCAATCTGAGCTCTTCTAAATTTTCTATATTTTATCTGTGTCAAATTTGAATCTAATCTATAAGCAGTTTGTTCAGGTGTCATTTCAATTGTAAATAAAGCTACCTTAAATCCATCTAAAACAGCCCTTATAGCCCCTGATTGAATAGCTATCGATTTACCGCCTTCAGGTGGAGCTAACCACAGGAATAATTCACCTTTTCTCGTTCCTCCATCGAGTTCAAAATTAAGTTTATCAACACTTGTCGGAACGCAATATTCTTTATAAACTTCTGGATTATTTCTTCTATTTAATAAATCTTGCTTTCTTGATTCAAAATTCGTAGCAAAATCTATTACTTTTATATCTCGGCCCTTGCTCGTTAAATCAATCGTGTTTTTCAGTAACGCATCCTGTGCTTTTATCGGGTCTCCGGCATCAATTAATTTCAAAGCCTCTTTCATAGAAGTTCTTAGAGTCCTTCCAATATATTCTTTCTCCACTTCTTTTATTGCGTATTTAAACCGCGTTTCAGAAAGCTCTTCTATCTTTGTTAAAAACGCTTCGATGTTTTTCAGGTCGTCTGATTTTATTCCTTTGTTCTTTCTTAGCTCATTTATAAGAATATCAACCTGAGGGATTTCTCCGAAACTTTCAAAGTAGTTATGAATCGTTGTAAAAATCCATCTCATTTGAACCACTTCAAAATAAGCCGGTGTTACGTGGTTCATTGTCAACTTACCGTAATAACCCTTTAAAAGCCCTCTGATGATATCTCTCTCAAACTGACTTGTTGACTCAGGCATTGATATCCCTCCAAAATTCTTTACCTTTGACTTTACGTTCATCGAAGCCCTTAACTTCAATTATTTTACAGGCTCCGCCTATTACTGAAAAAACTGAATCTCCGTATCTCTCTTTTATAGCCTTTAAACTGTAATTGGTCGAACCTATCGTCACTAAATTTTTATTCATTCTTTCTCTCAACATAGAATCTAATTTTAAGGATATCATTGTGCTCAACTGCTCCCTGACTCCACGGTATTCTTTTCCTAAATCATCCAGTATTAAAAATTCTATCCTCTCAATCATTATCTCTAACCGTTCTTTTAACTTTGGATTTTTAAACCCGTCACCAATGAGGTCTAGTATTTTAGCTATGGATATGTATTTTACTGTATATCCTTTCTTGATGGCTGTTTTACCGATGATACAAGATAATGTAGTTTTTCCTGTACCATAGCCGCCTATAAAAATTATTCCCTGACCTGAAAGGAGTGCCTTGTCAAGATTATCGCAGTATTTACTAACCAACTCTTCTGTGGGTTTGTCAACTGAGATTCCTTTCAGTCCAATTTTCCAATATAATTCTGGTATTCCGGCTGTTAGATATTCTGCTTTTAATTTAAATTCAGCTCTTAATTTCTTTGCATCGCCTTGTTTAGAAAATATCTTTTTCTTTAGCCTGTTTAATTCGGCAATTACCATTTCATCGGGCTGTACTAAACCTCTTAACTTTGAATCAATGTCAGGACTTTCCATTTTTTATATCCTTTTTTAAAATTCATCTTCGTCTTTATACTTCTCGGCTGTCTCTTTTTTTCTTTTATTAAAATGTTCCTGTGCTTCTTCTAAATATTGCTCTTCTTGCTTCTTAAAATCCTCTTCGCTTCCAAGCTCTTTGTTTACCATTTTCTTGGCTCTTGCATCCAGATAATCAGCCATCATATCTTGTTTTGAGAAATACCATATCCTGAAATTATTAACGTTCTTTCTCTCAATAATCCAATCCATATAATTCCTGAAAAGCTCATTTGGATGTACGTCTATCGACCTTCCTTCCATCCTGAAAAGGATAGATACAAACTTCTTATTTATATGTAACTTTATTTGTCCCATTGGTCGTCTGGTCTCAATTCCGTATGTCTCTAAAAATTTCTTTTTAAAGTAGGCGCATAAATGGTCAGTCGACCATTCTTCAATAGGTGTTTTGTTAAACTTGGATAATCCTTTTTTAACTTTAAAGTCAGCCATATGGCTCCTATATGTATATGTATACGTCTGATGTATACTGTCTTGTATTTTCTTTAATAATATAAGTCTATAATTATATAATTATTTAATTTACTATTTAATAAAGAAATACTACGGTATACCTTCGGTATACCGAGTATACCGGCGGATTTATTCTTTAAAATCATGAAGTGCATTCAGGAGTTCCTTTTGTGTAACTTTAATTGGGATGCCGGATTTTCCATCAATAACCCTACTAAATAAATCTGTCTTTATTTTCAGGATTTCCAAAACTCTATCTTCAATCGTGTCAGCTGCAATCAGTTTAATAACCGTTACTTTATTTTCTTGCCCTTTCCTGTGAAGCCTATCTTCAATCTGATTTACTACCTGAGGATTAAACGGAAGGTCGAAAAGAATTATATAGCTCGCACACTGTAGATTTATTCCCTCTCCACCGGCTGTCGTCATCAGGAATAGATTCTTTTTCTTAGATGTTGTAAATTCTTCTATCAAACCTTCACGAATTCCTTTCTGAGTTGAAACTAATCCTGTAAGTTTTATAGCGGGTAACGCTAATTCACGGTCAATAATATTAATCATTCTTCGGAACTGTGAGAATATTACTATCTTATGACCGTTAGCTAAAATCTCTTTCACCAACAACTTGAGCTCTTTGAGTTTAGAGGATTCGTTTGTTATATTATCAATCAACTCACAGGAATCGCAAACCTCTCTCAGAAATGTAAAGTTAGCTAAAATATTAGCCTGTTTAATTTTATCCTCAACATCTTCATCATCGCTTTTCAATATCTGATTCTTTACATCTTTGTAAAATTTTCTCTGGCCTTTGCTTAATTCTATTTTGATATCTTCGTAAACTTTTGGCGGTAAGTCTTTAAGCACTTCTGACTTCATTCTGCGAATCATTATCGTTTTCAGCTTATCGTGTACCTCATTTAAATTTCTATGGTCCACGATTTGTCCGAAATATCCTTTTACAATATATCGTCTATCAAATACGTACCATTGACCTAAAATATGCGGGTGGATGAATCGCATTATTGAGTGTAAATCCCTTAATTGATTCTGTAAAGGTGTTCCGGTAAGTCCGTATCGATATTTACAATTTTTGCCTAAGTTATAAAGCGCTTTGGTCTGTTTGGCTTTATAAGTTCTTATCCTGTGGATTTCGTCAATAATTATGCAGTCAAACACCGTGTCGTAAAGTATCGGCTCGATATCGTTTCTCAGGACTTCAAAATTCACTATCTTGAAAAACTTCTTGTTAAAATATCCTTCTACTCTTTTCTCCGGCTTTCCTTCAATAACCGTATAGCTCGGATTGTTTACCCGCATTTCCATCTCTTTTACCCAATTCCACTTAACACTTGCGGGGCATACTATCAAACAGTTATTGATTTTGCCTTGCTGTCTTAAAATCATAGCGGTCAAGATAGCAGGGAAAGTTTTACAAGTTCCCATCTCGCCACCGTTGATTGCTGTTCTTCTTTTTAAGAAAAATTCAACGGCAACCTTCTGGTGTGGCATTAAGGGAGTTTTAAGTAATGATTCATCAATCGGAAAATCTGTGTCATCTTTGGCGATTAACTGCTTCATTTCATATTGCCATTCTCGGAATGACTTTAGAATAGATTTAAGCTGATAATCTACATCAATTGTTTTCAGAGACTTCTTCTCGCAGTCCTTCATCAATAGGTCATAATCGTGTAGACCGATTCGCCATACTTTATCATCTTTATCCCAATCTCTTGATGGGATATTTTTAATGACATTTACGTAGGTCGAAAAACAATCTCCACGTACCGTTGCTTCAAAATAACCTAAATGTCCTTGAGAAGATGCTTTTAATATTAACACATCTTTCTCCTTTGTTTTACTCTCGAATTCCCGCTGCTTTTGCAGTTCTAAAATCTGCATTCTTAACAGGCTTCTTGACTTTGATTAATTCCTTCAACCCTGCCAGAACAAGTTCAGAAAATGAAGCAGAATAACTTTTTTCTAAAATAGCTACCCGCTTTAAAACTTCTTTCGTCTTGGCATCGTCAGGAAAATATACTGATTTCTGCATTAGATTAGCCTCCTTTCTAATTGATAAAGCTAATATAACATATTATATTTTAATCTGTCAATACTCTTCATATTTTATTATAGCGGTTACCGTTATCTATCTTCGGTAGCCGTATGTTCCCTGTCAGTTCTGTTGGCTTGCTCTATTCTCTCGGCAATTTGCTCCAACTGGTAGGTGTCAAAGAAGCCTCCGTAAACATATCGTTTCGTGTCGTATTTGAATCCAATCGCTTCGGCAACTCTTTCAGTAGCTCTTAACCTCGCTGATGTTTTAAATCTATTTGCCATTCCTAGCCTCCTTTATTTTTATTACTGTCTCTTCTGTCATTTTCTTAACTACCTTTGCTAATTTTACTTCGGTTATACTGGCTACATATTTAAGGCCCATAAGTAGCAATCTTTCGTAAAAATATTCATCAAGTATCTTCTTTATTTCTTTTGTCTTCTTAGCCATCGTATTTTAATCTCCTATGTTCTACTATGGGAACGTCTATTTTAACCTCTCACCGTCCATTTACTGTACCTGAATGAGCTGTTTGACCTCGACTTCGTCTACCATTCTCCCTTTCGGAAGTTATCTTTGGGAATCAGCATCATTATATATTCCTGTCCGTCTGATTTATCCGTAACCTCAACATAAAGTCCGTTATATCGGAAGGCATTTCTTCCTATCTGTATATCGGGACATTTATCTCTTATCAGAGCCATCAATTCATAAGTATGTGTCGCCTTGATTTCTTTAGGCATCTTCTCCATCTCCTTTTTTTATTTCGCAGTTAACATCCTCAATTTTGTACTGGAATTCTATTAACATTCTTTCAATCATTGTGTAACCTTTCCGCACCAACTCTTTTGTTACCATTATTTTTTCTTCTGCTGTTAAGTCATCCCAGAATTTATAACCTTCTTTATTCTTTGCCTGCATCATATTCACCTATAACTTCACCTTTTAAAAATTCTTTTATGATATTTACATTCTTTTTCTTTCCAATAAGATTCTGGATTTGGTCATCAACGTCATCTTCTGTTATACTTCCATAGCCAAGTTCTCTAAAATCTTTTGTCTTTGCTTCTACATATTTTCTTCTATTTACTATTATTTCTTTTCCGTGTACGAATATTATTAAATCTTTATCTTTTGCCATTCCCTAAACTCCTTTAGTAAATTTATCCCGAATCCATTAGCTTGGTTCTGAGTGTTCCGTCCAGCAACTTGTTTTGTCTTTCTCAAAAAGTGGAACATCTCATGCCCGTGTAACCATATTATTAGCTCATATCTGCTTTCAAATTTTATTCTCTCTTCGTCATCTCTTTTAAGTTCGTAAACCTCATAATATCCTGTATAAGCTCTTCCACTTGAATTCACTTCAAGTCCTTTTAATCTCCATTTATAAATCTTTCCATTATATCTTTTATTAATCGTTTGAGTCGGTGTCATCGGTCTGCGAAAAATCTGTATTTCAATTTCATCTGTCTTTTCTTCGTGCCATCCGGTAGTATATGGTTTTGATTCACCTCTATCTTCTTTCTCACAAATCCAATTTATTATCGTGTAATATTTTCTGTGATTTTTCCTGTACGGATATCTACATACTCCGTGAGTCTGTTTTGCTTTTCTAAAATCTACGGATTCCAGTTTTGAAACATCCCATTGCTTCATCCATTCTGTTATAAATTCCTGAACCTGTTCACCAACCTCTGTTTTAAAATTTAAGTCCATTATTTATCCTCACGTTATCAAGTTCACCGTTTATAAATTCATAAGTCGCACCTTCAATTTCCCATTTTTTCATTTTAGAGTTTTTCGCGATTCTTGTAGCTATTTTTAATTCTCTTTCATTCAGTTCATTATATTGTTTATAGCTTTTATAATTTTTTCCTATCTCCATCATTATACATTCACCGATTCGTTATTCGTCCAATCCCATACCATATAAACTTCTTCATCCATCCATTCGTCTATCCAATCTATCGTTTCATCAAGTGTCATTTTTTCTGTTTCGTATTTTTCTCCGTTATTTTTTATTATTTTTACTGTGTATCTTTTTTCTTTTAAATCTATTTCATCTCTTTTTACTTTTCCACTCATCATGTTGTCACCTCTTCCTTCGTGGCATCTTTTATAACTTGTGTAGAATATTTACGTCTTATTCTTCCCATCGGGAATCTCTGTATATCTTTTTTAACCTTCTTTAAAAATCCTTCGTATTCTGCTTCTTCATCCATCCTGTCAAACATTTTGTATTTCATCCGGTTCACTTTGTCTATGTCGTATCCTCTTCGTCCCATCAGTCATCTCCTTTTTTGTCCTTTTTCTTATTCCTATATATAATATAACATATTATAATAGAGAAGTCAAGAGATAACTAAGAAAATCGTAGGATATAACTGTCTATAATTAGGACATTTATAAAATTGTTTAAATAAATCGTAAATATTTGTTATAATTTGTTATAAATCTATACCTTTTTCAAGAGAATCCTCTAAGGCTTTTTGCATCTTCTTAGCATTTATGGCCAGTTCTTTTATCGCAGGGTCCTTGCTAGTATCAATTATAAAATCCATTGATTCATCCATTAATCTCATTCCTATTTTCCGAACCGTTTCTACAAGTGAGGGAATGTGCATCGGATTTATTTTCATAGCTACATCGGATGAGCCGTTTTCAAATCCAATTACTATCGAGGATTCCATATCCATATATTTTGAACCATCAACTTTAAATCTCTTTTTTACATCTTCTGAAAATTCAGGCATCTTTTCTTTGTTAAATAAAATTCTTTTATCTCTTTCCATTTTTTATTCTCTCCCTTTAAAATATTCTTCTTCCCACATTTCAAGTTCATCTCGTTCTGATATTTCATAACTGGCAACTTCACTAACAAGTTTCATTTGCCAATCAACTGTAAATTTATCTTCGGTATTTAATTTAGAATAGGGTGTCGTTGTTCCGTCTTTGTTTAAAACTTTTATCTTCATATTAATCCATAACCCTTAAAGTAAATTCAGGAGAATTAATATGCTTATTCCATTCTTTCATTTTAACAATCTCCCAATCGACCTTCCGTTTGAATTCTTTTTTCTTTCCGATTATACTTTCTCCAAGTTCTTTCTCTTCTTTTTTGTATGCAGCTTTCAGCGCGTGAAACACCATCCTTTCTAATTCTATTTTCTTTTTGTTTTGAATTATTCTATGTAACCTTATCATTTTCCCTCTTTTTTAATTAGGTTTAAAAGGCATTATTATAGCTTCAATATTATTACCGGCTTTGAACCAGACCGCTGTATTATCTTTTCCCATTAAAGCCTCTCGCCATACAAAATGTATGTCTCTAAAAGCATCTGAAACATATTTATATTGCAAGTACCTACCAAATTCTTTAACGACATCTCCGATTATAACTTCAACTAAACTTATATTCACCCTGACTTCAAATTTCTTTTTAATCTCTTTTGGAAATACAGTTTTATAATTCGGGTAAGCAAAATCATCATTTACTTTTTCCAGAATTAATTCTTTCTTGTTGGATTTTATTACTTCGTAAAATCCTTTGGCAAGTTCGCAGTCACCGTGCACCAGATGTAATCTTCGTCCATCCGTAGCTACAGTATTTTCATCATCGACATAAATCCAATTTAATACTTCTCGAACCTTGTCTTTTGATAGCGCTCTAGCCACCCATGATACATCATCGAATCTTCCTGAACCTTTCACCAACCGAATCATCTCAGCCTCCTTTATGTAGGTTATAATTTTCTTTCTGTGGCTACTTCATCTAAAAGACTAAAACGTCTTTTTTCCATTTTATCTGCATTATCTTCCGTTGAAAGTAAGAAAGATTTTTCATATGCTGTTTTAAAACAATTAACAGGTAAGTTATGTGCCATTTTTTTAAACTCTTTTTCAGTCACACCAAATTTAGATGTAAATAATTTATCAGATTGATTCACTCTCAGCCTCCTTTTCTTTCACCAAAACTTTTCATCCAGTAACAGAGTATAATTTTGGCATCT